TACGCTAATGGTGGAGCGGTGGAGTTTCGCTATACGGACGGCTCAGGCACGAAGGTGACGGCAGACATCGCTGCGGCAGTAGTCACTACGACTGCGGGCGTGTCGTACACCAGTGTGGGAGGTATTGAGGCCTCACTTACGATGGTCACAGCGGCAGCTATCGTCGTTCACAATGCAGATGCGCCATTCATTACCGGCACTGGCTCAGGTCTGCTTTCGATTAGCTACAAGGTTGTCGGCTAGGAACGTGGCTGACTGCGGAGGGGTCAGAGCTTACCCTTTCACTCTGGCCCTTTCAAATTTCCATGAAACCGATACTCATATCTCATGGCCCACTGGATAAGCCAAGCGAATGGCCTTCGCTGATGGTGCAGTCTCCGCCGACTGTCGATGTGGAGGGGTTCCAAAAGCAGATAGATAAAATAGTCGGCACTACGATTCTAAATGAACCTATCGTCCGACTGCGTTGGGCTAGAGAGTGTCGGAAGTGGGTAAATATCGAATGGGACGCTTTCGGTAACGCGACTAAAGGGGAGTTTCAACAGAAGTATTGCGCTTACAGGTACGATCTCCCCGGCGATGATTATGTGGAAATCTCACCACCGCGTTGGGTGTTGGAAGAGAGATTTGAACCCGCACAGTATGAGGCATCGTGGGACGCTTCAAGGTATTTGAATGTGCCGACTGATATTCCTTCGCCTGCTTGTCGTTATTGCAAGCTGTTGGACTGGATCGATCCGCACAAGTCGGAGGGCGTTATTAACATCTGCCGTCACTGCGGAGAAATGAATCTGGTTCCATTTGTCAGACGTGATATGGTTGGCCCCGCACCGAGAGATGGATGGTACAACCTGCTTTATGTGATTGGAGTATTCAGTAAGCACACGAAGAACAAGTTTGGGCCGTGGGGCGGGTATAGAGTTCCCGATCAATCCGATTTAACTAATCTGCGGCGGGTTATTTCGCTTCGCAATAAGGACGCCGAATGTAACCCGCACGAACCGTTATCCCCGGCCGCGCTGGCCCAAGCTCGCGCGTGGGGACTGCAATACATTAACGAACAGAGAAAGGCAATCAATGAGCGTAGCACCACAAGTATCACCTGACATCAGGTTTGTTGACTCTAGAACCGCAGGCCGGGAATTGAATCGTTGGATCGTGTTTCCCGGCGACATAATTATTCAACGCCGCAAGTGGGAAATGGACTGGTTGAGGGCTGGCGGTGAAGAACTCAATAGTCCCTGTCTGCTCCGTTACGGTCGCGGTTATTTACCGCGAGGGTTTATTACGCCGCTGGAAATGGGGGTCGAGTTCTTTCCTGTGGACAATTTACCACCGGGAGTCAATTACAGTACCGGTCTTGAGCTTGATGGTGTACCTCTGGAACAGAAACGGCCAACGGAAGCTGGATACCGCTCCCCTAATCTCGCCCAAATCCCGGTTTACCCCGGCGATGCCCTCAGTAACATCATGGCAGCGGCAATGAACGATCAGGGACGCCGCAGGGGTATTGTGGAAATTTCCAGTCTCAAGGGGAAGGAGTGGAAGGAACTCCGCTCATTCAATCCCGGCGAGAAAGGGTTTCTAGATGTCTTAGACGAAGTTTACTTTGGTGACGGCCGGGAACCCACTTTGAAGGGACTAGAAGACCAGATTACTCAGGGGAAAACAACATTTCCTGAGTCGGCTGAGATTGCCGATCAAATGCTCCGAGCATGTTTTGAGTTCCGCGATTGGGCCATGAGTAAACTGGATCAGGAGCACACGGCATTACGGGCCACCCCGAGTCCCGGTCAGGAACCCGCTAAGTACTCTCCGCTGGCTGAGTTGCTATTGGTTCAGTTGGAAGTAGAGAGAATGGATCAGCCGATGAAGTCGCTGGCCGATCAAAACCTCGCTCTGGGCCACCACCTTCAAAGCGCCTTGCAAGGAATCGCAAGTCAGAATCAGGGATTTGACATGGAGCGATTTGCTCAGATCATGGCTGACGCGAGAAAAGATGACGCTCAAAGGATCGCGAGACTGGAAGCGCGGCTGGCCTCGTTGCAACCTGCGACCGAATCTGACGCCGTGACCTACGATCTCACTGGTGAACGACCCGAAGGTGTGCATCACAAGACCTGGGAGAAACTGCGACGTGACGCAGGATTGGAGTAATGTGTGGCGACTATCGCAAACATGGCCTCTAACACCCGGCTAAAGCTGGGTGAGCCTCGCGCTCAAAGACCGTCGGGGCGGGCCGTGCTGCAAGCGGTAGTAAATAAGACACAAGATTTATTCAACCAACTTTCGGACACTGGCGCATCATGGGCCATAGACGAACTACAGCTTAACGTAGTCGGTGGTCAACAAGACTATCTACTCCCTGTTACGTCGTATTTCGGCAAGCCCTTACAAGTCCTCACATACTATCCTCAAAACACTTCTACGATAACTCGGTCAATAGACTTCACGGTCTTAAATGACATGAATGTTGACTGGCCTTATCCTCAGAACCTTGCGAGTTGGGCAGGGTACTATGACGGCACTCCGAATACCGCGCAACGCATGGCCTTCTTTCGCAAAGGTGGAGAGGACGCGATGTGGGTGCGAGTGTTACCGACGCCGGCGTTATCGGCAACTTACACGATTTCTTATTCCATTGGCGCATGGGCTGATGATGCGGGAATTGATGCGAGTCCGGTGATAAATCAATTTCATCCGTTGATTGAGACGCAGGCGGCGTTAAGTCTCTTGCCTCAGAGTGAATGGTGGGATGCGGAAGCCGAGAATCGAATCAGAAGAAAAGAGTTTGCCGAGTCTCTTAGCTACGATGAAAAGGCATTACAAGATGGCTTTCAGCGATACGTCAGAAGTCTTACAAACGACCACATGACCGCGAGAGTTGGCGCATCGGAGGGGCGGTATTGAGCGTACCTTACAACACGGTATTGCGAGAAGTTGCATTGCGCATCAATGCGCTGGTAGGTACTTCTGACACCTTGCTTGAGGCGTCGTATGTTGTCAACCCTCTTACGGCCACTCAATTTCAATCAACGATCTTTAACTTTACCAGCATTAAAGACGCCATTATCGACACAGAAGGCCGTCTCATTCAAGCCGTCGCGGACACAGGGGACAGTCCATTAAGGCAGTACATCGCTTCTACCACAGGGAGCATTGCGAACGCCGGGACACTGCCATCAGTTGATACGGGCTTCATTCCAATTATCGGCATCTGGGGCGCGGTGATAGATTCAAGTGACTCCATTCCCTGCTCCATGATGCCGTTAGATATGGTGCGACGTAGGGCGAGAAATGCGAACACTACTTATGTCTGTCCCGTTTACTGGTATAACATGCCAGGGGGAAGAATTGAGCACACCCGAACGACGGTAAAAGTGGAGTGTTGTATTTACAACCGAGCTACGCAAAGCACGTCATTCGATAGCAATGGAAACATTCTTTTGTCTGATGCTCTGACTCAAGCCTATGTCGCAGGGGCGCTGGCGATGTTGTTACGAGACGATGAATTTGCAGAACAGGGTCAGTTGTATAACAAATACTTCGATGCGGCGATTACCGCGATTCGTAGTGGATTAACGTCTGTACCGGGGAGCGTGCCGACGCCGTGAGTTTAACCTTACAATCACTTTTAGATCAGGGCTGCTTTCTCGCTGGCGATGAGGGGCTGAACAAGGACGTGATTGCCGAGACGCTAATACCTCGGGTCATCTATTTCACGATAGACAGTGCTGCGAGCGATCCGACGCGTAGAGGACTAGTCATGGTGACTTCGACTGTGGGACTGGTGAATGGCAATGCGGCCTTACCAACTACGGCCTTAGTTCATCACCTGCAATTCGCTTCTGTAGCCGATCCGCTGGATTCCACCGTAGCCAAGAAGATGCGCTTTGCAAACTCGTGGCCGGAATTTATTAGACCACTGGATTCGACTTTAGGGTATTTCCTTGCTGTGCAATCTTCGGGAGCAAATCAGTTCTATTACACCCAACCAGGTACGGCATATAGTCCATCGTCAGGATATACAGGAAACATTACTTTAACGACTCCGCAGATACCGACATTACCCGCAACGGCTTCGACCGCGATTACGGTAAACGGAGAAATTGAGCAAGATTTAGTATTGAACGTAGCGAAGGCGATCAAAGGCGATCTCTGGATGAAGCAAGGGGCATAAGTGGCGACTACTTATTCAACTATTTTACGACAAGTCGGCGTCCTCTCCGGCTCTCTGCGTGGTGAGCAGATTGAAGGCGTGGAGACTTCGTATATTGTTAATCCAATTACGAAGGCTGAGATTGCGATAAAGTCTCCATTCGCTTACACGCAACTCCTTGATGCCATTCTCAATGCCGAAGCTCAACTGTCCGCTGCTATCGCTTCAACCGCGAACCATGAATGGAGGCAAATACTTGGTGACGTGACTGCGGCTTTAACCTATGGACAACTTATCCCCTCGACCGGCTCAGGTGGAAATCAAATCATCGGCATGAGAGGGGCGGTAAGAGACTCATCTACGTTTGAACCCTGCACGGAAAACCAGTTAGAGCAGATACGTGATCGGGTACTTAATCCGAATGGTATGTGGAAGATTCCAGTTTATTGGTATGCGATAAATGATCGAAGAATCTACCACACAGTTGATTCTGTAATTATAGATGTCTGCACCTATGCACGGCCTAGCGCTCTCAGTCTTAGCTTGTCAACAACTATTGCATTACCGGAAGTCCTCGCGCCTGCTTATGTCGATGGCGCATTGATGGAGTTAGACGATAAGTTCTCACGGTTTGGCGGGGTGTTTACCGCGTGGGTGCAGGCGATTAAACAAGGGAACACGTCGGTCAATACTGCAACGACGGTGATTCAGAGTGAGGCCGCGTGAGGGTGCAAAATTTACTAGCTGTCAGTAATGAAGACTTCCTTGCTGGTTCAATTCGGTGCTGGCGAGAAGCCCTTGAGCGTGGTGACTGGGTAACATTTCACTACTGGGCAGTGCACACTTTTTGTTTTGCTCGCACCCTGGAGCATGGTACATGAGCCAAACCTACACTCAGCTTATCTACACTATGATGTACGAGGCGCAGCGTGGTTCTCAGGCGGCGCAGTTTGCCAACATCGACACTCAGGGGATAGCTGAGACTTTGATTCCGATTATCTTTCAACAAGCCGGGGAAGAGGTGGCGAAGGACGAAAGAAAGCGAAGCATCCTGAAACGCGCCAAGACCGTGACGATGGTTAATGGCGTAGCGACGTTATCGGATGATGTGTTGACTGCGTACCTTGAAGATTCCAGCTTTATCGACCCCGCCGATCTCACTAAAACCTACTCATGGGTAAGGAATTGGGGGGATTTCATCGATCCAAGTTTAGCAAGTGCGCCGTATGATAACTATGGATATTACTCTATGTCAGGCGGGGTGACTTTAGGTCAAAGGGAAGCGGGTGCACTCTACGATCCGTCCTCTGGCTTCACTGGAAGCATGACTTTGAATATCCCCTGCGTCCCTGTAATCCCCACAAACGCCACTGACGTCGTTGACGTGCCGGATGAAATCCTCAGCGACATTCTCACTATTGGCGCAGAGTTGTTGAGAGGGGCGCTATTGGCCGCTGCGGCTGAGTCTGTGAGGGTGTAGATGGGAAAGAACCTCACTACCAGAGTTTGCCGCCCTAGCCGGTTCTGGCCCACCCAGCCGAGATCGGGCGTGATAAATGACGGTGTTATCTATCGGATGGACAATGCCATCATCAAAGGCACTGACCCGCTGACTTATGTGCAATGCTATTCAGGATCAGCCGCACCCGATCCGGCTGAGATTATTGCGACTTCGGCTTTAACCGGAACCGTGGCAATAGCAAGCGGATCGCCCACTGTCACCGGAACCGGCACGGTATTCCTCTCTGAACTTAATCCCGGTCAGATGGTTGGAATAGTCGATCCCGCAACGCATACCAACAGTTTAATGGCGGTTAAGCAGGTAGTTTCCGACACGTCTTACATTGCGTGGGGTAGTGCTTCTGCTAATGCTTCCAACTTAACCGCAAACAGGTATCCGGTAATCTTCGCCGTAGGACAGAATCGCGGCACGCAGATATTTGGGAATACGATTCAATTGGATAAAGGGACTCTCTTGTCCTGCGGGCAAGGGACGTTTCGATTAAACGGAGTCGCGTTATCATCCAGTCTCGCCGTGACCCGTGCGCCGAAGATTTCTCTCTACGACTCCGGGGCGGGCACTTACACAAACTTCACTCTAGGGATGGCAACTTCCGTCGCCCCTACCGCTGCTGCCGTGGCAGGCGGAACGAAAGGAATGCAAGCGGGGAATTATTCAATCGTAATTGCCCCCGCGAGGACTCAGACTCTTGGCTACAACAACCCTTCACCTAAAGTCGTAGTCACGATTGCCACGAACGACAAAGTTAACCTTACGTTTCCGGCAATGGATACCACTAACGGGCAAAATGCGTGGAATGTCTATGTCACGAGATACGCTGACACGCAAGGGTCGGATTTGAATTACTTGGAAGGCCCGTGGTTCTTTCTAGATCAATACACTGGAAACACTGCGGGATTTACTCAAGTAATCGAATGGTTAGATGCAGAAGTAGAGGGAAGTTATACAATCACTTTCAATAACGATCCTCCCGTTGCGGCTAATTTCGTTCAAGGGTTGAATAATGTTCCGGTGTTTATTTCATGTCAGGGTACGAACGGATCATCCCCCGGCCCATTTATCTTCCCTTCTAAGCCGGGAAACATCGAAGCTGCGCCGACAGATATAGCCTTCGCTTCATCCCCACCAGAAACGATTGTGGGAGCGGTTTCAGCCGCAGGGAGAATCTACTTACTCACTACGAACCATCTTGAGATCGCGCAAGGGACAAATGACGATACGGTTCCAGTATTGATTCAACCCTTCTGGTCGGTTGGTTTTGCGAATGCGAATCAGTTAGTTTTTGTTAATGACACTCTCTATGGTCATTCAGTGCAAGGCCCAGCGCGCTCTACTCCGCAAGGCGTTTCAGGAACAGAGGAATTCGATTTCGCGGCAAAGGTCTCAGAAATAACCGATACCTGGAACCCGGGCCATGTTCTGGTAGCTTACGACCCGCAGAATAATGCCGTGTGTTACTTTCACTCTGCGGATTCACTGAATGATGACGGGTTCTGGACGACAAAGATTTTATTATTCGGATTGAGACAGAATGACTGGATCGGGCAAGTGACGCTGACCAACACTCAAAAGGACATGATTGTTACCTCGGCAGCGACTATAGGCAATATGTTGTATTTCTTGGAGGGTGGAAGATTCAGCGGAGATATAGTTTCCATTGCTACGGCGGGGTTTGACGTTACCGACAATTCACTTGGAATCCACTGGTTCGTTGCTCCACCGTTCAGTGACTATGACGATGAATTGCGGTCGCATGTAGTCAAAAGAGTAAGAGTTACAATGAGCAGTATTGGCGGATCGGTGGGAGTGTTTGGAGCACAATCCGGAGAGTCAATTCCAGTCACAGCGTTGGAGGATGGAAACTCAAGTAGTCTTACCGGCTCAGTCACAGTCCCCTCCAGCACAACAGTTACTCAGTCTAAGCAGTTACTTGTAAATTGCCCTAACCTTGCTCAGTCAACGCTAAGAGTTGAAGGGGTGTACAACGAACTCTCTGGTTCAATAGACCAGCTTCATGAAATTGTTATTCAAAGCGCCAGTCAGGGAGTCAGGGAATGAAAAGCCATCTCAACATTGACCCTGATTATGTGTATCTTCAATACCAGAATAAGGGGGCGTTACCACCGTCGAATATCCCTGTAACCGGCACGGCGATAGTCAGCGTCAACGGACTGCTCGGGCCGGCGATTACGATAGCGGGCACAACAAGTCAAGTTACAGTTGTGAGTGCCGGATCGACCGTCACCTTGTCTTTGCCGGAAGATGTCGTGCTGTCTGGCGCATCACCGTCTTTAACTCTCACTGACACAACAGCCTCCGCGAAGTCGTTAACCATTATCACGGATGCGAATGTTGCCAATCTTCGGGAATCAGCCGGAGCATCAGGCTCCTTACTGGCCTTAGACCTTACGAATAATCGCGTAGGCATTAGCACTGCCAGCCCTGGCGAACTTTTAAGTTTAGGTCTAGCCGGGACAACACTTGGCGTCCTTTCACTTTCCGGCAATACATCAGGGAAGGTCACGGTTCAACCCGCAGCGGCGGCGGGGACATGGACGCTTACCTTACCAACAAGCGCCGGTACGAGTGGGTATGTCTTAAGAACGGACGGAACGGGTATTACATCATGGGCTGCGTCTAGTGGCGGATCGGTGACAAGTGTGGATATGTCCGTCCCGGCGTTTCTAAGCATCTCAGGCAATCCAATTACCACCAGCGGAACGTTAGCTGTCACTTTATCCGGTACGGCACTTCCGGCAGCAAATGGCGGTACGGGAATAGCATCTTACGCTGTAGGTGATCTTCTCTATGCCTCAGGGGCAACGGCACTCTCTAAACTCGCAGATGTCGCGGCGGGCCAACCATTGCTCTCAGGTGGTGTTGCGACTGCTCCGGCTTATGCGGGTTATACATTCTCAGGTACGGCAACTAAGACCTACACCTTCCCGATCATCACGGACACGCTCGCGGGATTAGGGACGGCAAATGTCTTCACGGCGAATCAGACGATCTCGAATACTGCGCCATCACTTGTTTTCACTGACACAACCGCTAGTGCTAAATCGCTCACAATAGCGGTAGATGCCAACATTGCGAATTTCAGAGAATCAGCCGGTGCGAGTGGATCGCTCATGGTTCTTGACCTTGCAAATAATCGGGTGGGGTTCGGAACAGCTACGCCGGGGTATCTGGCTGAGTTTCGCAAAGACCAGAACGCCGCAACTGAGTTAGCGATCCGCAATACTACTGCCGGGGCATCAGCGCAAAGCAGATTCTTCGTCGGAAGCGACACCTACACCTTCTATCTCGGCCAGTACAGTTCAACCACAAGTGCCTATGGGGCACTAGCCGCGAACGATTCGTACATGTATGCGTCCTCAGCTTTCACCTTGATGGTGGATTCTGCGGGCGGGATAATTAAAATTGCCACAGGTGGGAGTGCGGAGAAGTTTCGGTTTACTGAAGTGGGCAGTTTTAAGATTGGCACAACCGCAACACGTGGCACCACAGAAGGGACGAATCAACTTGTTATCGCAAACGGCACAGCCCCAGCGGGAACGCTGACTAATGCGGCGTGCTTCTTTGTCGCGGCTGGCGAGATGAAAGTTTGCGACTCGTCGGGCAACATAACCTTATTGTCGCCCCACGATAAAGATGGTCAATGGATTCACGATGAAGTAAATTACAAAGGTCGAAGGCTAAGGGTGGACATGGAGAGACTGGTTAAGTTTTTAGACAACCACTTCGGGACTGATTTCGTTCATGAATACACGGAGGTGATAAATTGATAGCAGGACTCTTCAGGGACGCAAAGGGCGCGATCAAGTATCGCGATGACGAAGGCACTGAAACCTTATTATTCCCTCCGCCTCAGGGCGAAGAAGAGACTTTGATTATGGAGCACAAGGGATTGCTCTATTGCGAATTCGGCGAACTCAAGTACCGCAGATCAGACGGCCACGTCACGACCCTGACAAAGAGGGGCGCGGCATAATGTCGAACATCGGCGGGCGTTCTATTCTCGACTTAAGTCCGGGCACAAGCGTCACTCTGGCGATAGACCCTACAGTCCAGCACACTCAAGCAAGATGGACGATTGCCCAAACCACAACGCTAAACATTTCCGGGACGCCGGTTGACGGACAGGAATTGACTTTGATTGTTTTGAACGACGGAGTATTGCCCCGGACGTTGACACTCGGCACTGGACTATCGGGAATCGGGACTATCGTCGGAACTTTGAGCAAGCGGGCAATCTTAACCTTCCTTGCGGATGGCGGGACATTTTACGAACGCTGCCGGACGCTGGGATTGTAAAGGGGAAATCAAGTTATTACTTCATGATCCGCCGACTCGATCCAATTCAAGATAGAAACCATTTCGTTGACGCTCATTTATGGGTAGTGAATAGTCCGCGCTGGTTTAAGGAGTCAGATCGAGTATTCGGGCCGCCGACGTTTGAGGACTTCATTGAAAGTGCAAAAGAAGAGAGTCGGGCGACGTTTGGAGTGTTCGACGGGGAGCTTATCGCACTCGTGATGTTCATCCTCAGGGCAAAGGGGCGAATGGAAGTGGATTTCATGGCGAGGCCGCGTTGCAATGCAGGAACGGTCGTCACCCATTGTCTCGCTCTAAGGGATCGCGCATTCGAGGATTTAGGCACTCAAGAACTCTTTGTCTGGGTAGCCAAAAAGAACTTGCCAACCCGTCGCCTCTGTGGCACACTTGGGTTTCGTGAAGACGGCCTGCGGCTGATTAAAGGCATGTATCGAGGCCGAGTAATTGAGTGGCGACGAATGAACATGACTCGTGATATAGTCGCCGCGTTGAAAGCAGCGTAGAAGGCCATCTGAAATTCAGAGCGCCGTGGGAAGGTTAAACCCTTTCTCGCGGCGTTTTTCTTATGCCACGACACAACACTACAACTCAGAACACTCAGCAGACACAGAATGCGAGTAATAATTCTGCCTTTAATACGCTGAACAATTCAGCCTTTAACACTCAAAACGAAAACACCTTCAACACGCAAAACACGGGTGGATTCAATCAGACTAATAACCAAACAAGCAATCAGGGGTTTAATAATCAAAACACCTACGACTTCCTGACCGCTCCTGACACGGAAGATATTAAAGCTCTAAGAGGGTGGAGACCGCAGATCGATCCGGGTATCGCGTCTCAAGCTGGAAATGCGAGAAATAAACTAAGATCATCTTTCATAAATCCGTTAGGGGGGTACGCTACTCCGGCGATGCAGGAGGCTATTCAGCGCGCAGGAGAGCGAAACATCAATCAGGATGAGTCTCAAGCTTATCGAGGGGCGTTTTATGATGCGAATCAGCAACGAGCCGGACAACTAGGAACATTGGCGAATCTGACCGCTCCCCATTTAGTAGGAACGGGAACGACAGGAACGAGCACGGGAACAACGACCGGGAACCAAGTTGGAACCTCTACTGGAACGTCGTCAGGCACGTCAGGGGGAACGAGTAGTGGTACGACTTTAAGCGGGTCGGCAGGAACGAGTGAAGGGACAAGCGCTGGGTCAGCTACGGGATCGGGTACGACAGTTCAACAGGTGGATTTGTTGGGGCAGATTATCGGAGCAGGGGCGCAAATCGGCGGAGCGGCCTTAATGTGAGAGACATTCTCTTAAAAGCTAAGAACCCGGTTCTACTCTGCTCGTTTGGGAAAGAGAGTCTTGTACTACTCAAGATGATTATGGACATCAGACCAATTCCAATCCTTCACTTCTACGATGAACTCGATCCATTCGTAGAGAAGATTATTCGTGAATGGGAATTAGATGTGATGTCTTATGCTCCGGCAATCAGGTATCGAGTGAAAGATACCGTAGTGTCAGAGTACGCTATTGGGAATGCGAGACTCCCAATGTTGCGAGACGTTTCAGAAAACGGAAAACCAGTAGGATACGTGACCACGCCTCAATTCCACTACGACTTTGACTACACCTTTTTCGGGTATCGGAAAACTGATTCACATCCGTTGGTGAAGAAGGTATTTGAACGAGAATTTCAGCTAGGCCCGACTCGCATGGTTGCGCCTTTGTACGATCTCTCAGATAGAGATGTATTCAATCTTATTGATGAGTACAGCATTCCATACCAGCCATACTGTGACGATGTGAAGCCGGGGAATCTTCCGGCTTTACCTGTAGAGACATTTCAGGAACGCTTCGGCTTCAACTAAGGAGAACTATTATGAGCGCCATTGGATCAATCAGCCGCCAGCTAGTCGAGCAGACACTAACTGCTGCCGGGAATATCAATCTTGACACTGATCACGCTTTTTGCGATGCCACTGCGGGAGCGTTTACCGCCGCGCTGCCAATCTCTCCGGGGGATGGTGCGTTTTATCAAATCATTGTTGAGAAGACTGATTCATCCGCTAATGCGGTATTAGTAAGTGATGGGACATTTAGTTTCTCTTTGCCGTCGCAATATGACGCGGTGATTTGCCAACTAAGTCAGTCAGGCGTGTGGTTTGGCGTCTCAGGGTTTGACCGCAGTGGCACGGGAGATTTTGAAGGCCCAGCATCCTCAACTGATAATGCAATAGTTCGGTTTGACGGCACTACAGGTAAAGTGGGCCAGAATTCCACTGTTACGATTGCCGACACTACAGGGGCGATTGCGGGCACTCAGAGCATCACGCTTTCGGGCGCTACGTCAGGGTCGGTTGCTGTTGCAGCTACCACGACAGGTGGGGGGTTGACCGCAGGCACAGGGCCAACAACCTTAACTGACTCCGCAGGAAAGATTCTCTCCGCTGCACTCAATACTGTAGCGGTAGCTCAGGGCGGAACGGGCGTCACGGCCAGCACGGGAACGGTGGCGGTGGTGCTGAGTAATAGCCCCGCGCTGGTAACGCCAAGTTTAGGCGTTGCTTCGGCTACGTCTCTGACGGTAGCTGCGGCTGGTAAGCTGGGAATTCTTCCCAAGACCAACGACACCTACAGTTCGTCAATGACCATTGACGTGACAATTTCCAATCACATTATCGCGGTGGCGAATGGCACGTCGGCAACCTGTACTATGACCCCATCAGCGGCGGGCACGGCGGGTGATTTGCTATTCATTACCCAGAACGCGGACGCGAGTGGCACAGTCACCACTACTTTCGCTTCCACGTTCCACAGCTTAGGCACGCAAGCAACGACTCTAAGCACGCACAGCACTATTGCGTTCATGAGTAATGGCACGATTTGGTGTGAACTGTTTCGCACGACTGCCTTAGCGTAAGGAGACATTATGGCATCGAATAAAGCATCAGAGGTTCCAGTCTTTGATAACCTGCAAGCCGCGACCGCAACGGTGGCTAAACCGACTGGGGCATACACGGTTTTGCCAACTGACAACCTCGTAATTTGCGGCGCGGGTTCGTTGGCGATTACGTTGGACGCGAACTCAAATTCGCCCGTGTACATCACGTCAATTGATGGAGCCACCCAGCGCGCATCTTGCACGATTCTAGCCAATGGGAATACTTACCGAATCGGAGATACCGGCCCTACAGCGGTATGTACTCGCGTGGCCGGTGCGTCACTATGGGTAATCATTGGGGCGATTGGAATCTAAGGAGGCACGATGGCCCAGCAATATCCATTCTTTGCCGGTAATGACTCGATCACTAACGACGCAACGGCGGTGTCGGTTCTCTCTTTGATTCAAGCCGCGGGATTTCAGCCGACAGGATCGTGTACCTATCTTAGTGTTACCTGCTCCACGGCTACCTACTGGGGATGGGCTTCTACTGTAACCAATACGGACGGGGCGTTAGTGGCTATAACTACTCCTGTGGTTCAGACCGCCGTTGGGGCGTTGTCTGATACGATCCCGATAAGCCAGATGTACATCTATAATCATTCAGGCAGCACATGTGTCGCCACTATCTTTGCTCGGTTTATCCCGTAAAATGAATGGCGCTCACGTTATCATCATTTCAGGTTTATCCGACTACGAGGCTGCGGGACTCTCCGCCTCTAACTCTCCGTCTGTGGTACTCGCAGGAATTTCTCGACGTAAACGGTAACACCGTCCTTCCCGGCCCGACTGATTTCTACATTTCATTCGATTGTTCCATCACGTCTAATGTAATTACAGTTAACGCGGAAGATATTTTCACCACCTTAGACGCGCAAATCGCCACCCCGCAAAGCATTCAAGTCTCGGCAAGGTTCTTCTCAGGGAATACAGCTAAAGACTTCCTATTCACTAACTGGTTCATTCCCGCAGAGGATGGGTATCCCGGTGGGGTGATTACCTTTGAGCAGTTAACGATAGAGAACGAAGCGTCGATCATCGTTAACCCGCCCGCCGTGTACTGGACTAGCGCGCAAGTTCAAGCCTACTTCAATACGCTAACGACAAATAACAACGCCAGTCCAACAGTTAAGGGTATTACCTATCTCTCAGTCGCTGCCGCGTCCACTACGCATCCGCTTGCGGTAGGGAAAAATGATTACGCCTCTACTACAAATCTTGGAGTGGTGAAACTTTCCGTTGCGCCCGCGTCCGCCTCTGCACCCATTGCTTTGGGTGCGAACGATCCAGCGGTTCCGTCGCTAGCCACTCCGCTGCCTGTGACCTACGGCGGCACAGGAACGGGAACATGGAGCCAGCAAGGTGGGGTCGTTTTCTATAAAGACTCGACGGGCAAATTAGACGGTAACGATTCAACCTTCACATGGGACTATACAAACCATAAGTTAGTTGTGGGATCGCCTTACACGAACACGATTACATCGACATTACTTAACGCAGATCTCGTGGTAGCGAGTTCAAAGAATCTCGTTGATTCAGGTATAACCTCTGCTTGGTTTGGAACTGGGATAGCAGGATCAAATGCGGCCTTAGTAAATCTTAACCGTGCCCGTGGAACTCCCTCAGCGGCAACGACGATTGTTACCGGCGACACGGTAGGAATGCTGAATTTCCAAGCATACACAGGAAGCGGATTCATCCAATCGGCCTCTATTCGGGTGGACTCTACGGGAACGATAGCAGCGACCCGCGCGCCATCGCAGATGAAGTTTTACACTTCTACCGATGCGACGCCTTCAGTTCAAACGTTAGCTCTTACGATTGATGAGACTCAGATTGGGACGTTCACACAGCAGTTGCGAACGAAAAGTATCTCTACCACCGGCTCCGCTGGCGCAGGCTTCCTCGAATCAACTGCTCAGTCCGCAACAGCCCTCTCCACAATCGGCAACGGCAGCATCCGCCTCTACAGCTATCGACCGCTGGGCACGTATGGTCGTCTCTCGTGGACTCAATCAGATGGATTCACGCGGCAGATTATCTGTGACTTCACGGCGAGCCCTGTTGACGGCGGGCCGCTGACGGCTGATCGCTTCTATACGTTCCCGAATGCGAATGCGACACTGGTGCAAGCTGACGCGGGAGCCTCAAACAACTTTCTGACTGCCATTTCCACTAACGGAGTAATCAGCAAAGCGCAGCCTACCGAGGCCAACATTTCGTTTTCGGACATCACAACCAACAACTCTTCAACGCTGAAACATGGTTATCTGCCAAAACTGTCTGGGAGTGCCAGTGATTCGCTTAAAGGTGACGGGTCGTGGTCGCCGGCGGGCGGGTTAAGTGGGCTTACAACGAATCTCGTTCCAAAGGCCACATCTTCGACCGCTATCGGCAACAGCAGTATTACGGACAATGGCGCTCAGGTAATTTTCACTGAGCCTATCGACCTGAGAGGATCGTCGGTCAATTTCAGCCGATGGACAAAGGCGAGTAATGGATCGTTAAATCTGCAAGCACTACTTCTTGCGCCTGCCGCTCTCTCCGCCTCCCTGGTTGCGGATGCGACGGGTGTAGTCACAGCGGGGACTCATAGTTTCAAGATGACTTACGTGACGGCGGGAGGCGAAACAGACGCGAGTCCGGTATCGAATACTGTCACAGCGGACGCCGCGCACACGAAAATCACTATTACTATCCCAACCGGCTCTGACCAATACACCACAAATACTCTTGTTACAGGACGGAATATCTACGCTACCGCAGCGGGAGGGTCAACGTACTTTCTCGTCGCTGCCAGCCCCGTAGTCAACAACAACACTGACACTACCTACACGTTTAATATAGCGGACGGCTCATTTCTCGCTACTCAGGCTCCGACGACTAACTCCGCATTAGACACTCGCGTCTATCTCGACAATCTTGGCAACGTAGGTATCGGACTGACTGCTCTAAGCGTCACGGACGATGCGCAGGGGCGAACGCTATTCGTGGATGGTGGCGCAGGCGCGCCGGGCTATGTCGAGGTTGGGGCATCTATCACCAACACGATTGCGCGGACTGGGCTGTTAGCCTTTTACAACCGAGCAATGGCCGGTGTTGACCATCGTGTTGGATACATCTGCGGCTACAATGATGGCGCGCTTGGTCAAGGTTCGCTGACTTTCGCCACTACCCCCACCACAGTTGGCCCGGTGGAGCGCATGAAAATTGCCTACGACGGCACAATCCGCATGGGCAGCGTGAATACGTCTGGCGGGACTCTAGCGGTTACGGCCTACGCGGGCAATGCTACCGTGCAAAGCTGGTATGACAGCACCGGGCCAAACCTCATCGGCAGCTTTTTCACCAACGGACGATTTGTAGTGGGGGGTAATGTAGCTCCCACGGTGGCGTTCTCCGTAGGTTCGGCTGAGCAGTTCAACGTCACCAGCGGAGGAGTAGCGACGGCGATCTCGCTCAACGTCGGCAACACCGCCATTCCGACTTTAGGGAAATTGAATATCGCTCCAAAGACCGGTCAAACGTACTCCAACGCGATGACTATTGACGTTACCAACTCGAATCAAGTGCTTGCGGTATCGTTCACTACGAGTGGGACTTCAACTTGGACACCGAGCGCAGCGGGGACGGCAGGTGATTTGTTGCTACTCGAAACAACTGCCGACGCTTCGGGCACGGTCACGGTTACTTTCGCGGCTAGTTTCAAAACATCGGGAACACAGGCCACGACAGCGTCACACTTTAGTTCGATACTTTTTATTTCAACGGGAAGCGCGTGGCTGGAAGTAGCTCGCACGACAAATCTAGCTTAAAGGATAATTTATGCCTGAAGAAGAGCTAACACTTGAGAAGCGACTTGAAAACCTTGAGGCGCAACGAGCGCAGCAGGTGGACTTTTTGAACCAAGCTAAACAATCTATGATGCAGGGAGAAATGAACCTGTTGAGACTTGAAGGCGCGATTGAGTTGGCAAAAGCGATAATTGAGGCGCAAAAGCCGCCCGAATCGGATGCGAGTAACTAATGTGCGGCATCACACAGACAGGGGTGATAATGTCGAATGAGTGGGAAGGCTACAGGGTTAGGGGTGGATGCGACGGGCGCGCCCGTGATCGATCCGACTGCTAATGTTATTGCCCTCGTTCAAGCGAACAAGGAATCTGCCGACGCGCTCAACACAATGCGCGACCGCTATGTCGATGCGGAGATTAGGGTAGTCAGAGAAACGGTCAAGTGGATTGAGAAACTTGCAGATGTTCATCAGCGCCACGACGCTACAGTTCACCAGATGGAGCAGGACAAGCTGGCAGCATTTCGCGCCAATGATGAGATGGCCCGGCTCACAGAGGCTGCTCGGACTCAAGCCGCCGTTGATCTGGTGGCGCGAGCAGCCGAAACTACCGCAAACGATATTAGAGCCGTGCTGAGGGATACCGCGTCAGCTTTGGCCGAGCGAGACGCGGCCCGTGATCGGGAAAATAATAACAGGATGGCGGCTCTGGAAAAGGCCCGCTATGAAGACGCGGGAAAGCAGGCAGTAGCCGATCCAATGCTCATTGAAATGCGTGAAGATCAAAAGAAGTTGATTGTGGCGCTGACTAACATGGGAGGTAAGACCGAAGGCGCAAAGAGTCTGTGGTTTATCATCGCTGCCGTGATCGCCGTGCTAGGCTTTTTGACAACCGAAGGAATCGTTTTAGCTGGTGTTGTTCTGTACGTTAGTAAGAGGTAGGAGGGACACTATGGTATTTCTATTTGCAAGTGGTGGGACGCTATCAATCGGGATCGTCTTCTGGATTCTGATGCTGATCTGGCTGGTGTTCGGAGGCTGGGTGAACTGGACGCCGGCAAACTATCGACCCTTTGGCGGGCATCTGCTACTGTGGTTTCTGTTGTTTCTGATCGGCTGGGAGGTCTGGGGCTTCCCTATCGGGAAATGAAATCAAACGAGAAGTGAACCGTCACCAAACAAGGATTCACTAGATTGAAACTGTTCGCATGAGTCAACCACTTACGAATGTACACGTACTCCATCGGCTACCAGAGACAAGACCGGATGAACCCATGCAAAATTTATGGCATCGCTGGTTTATGCCGCGAGCGGAGGAGCAAATGGTAGCACAGCAAGCTAAGGGCGTGTTTTTGCCGTATCCGCTGCTCGCCATCCTGGTAGTCATTGGCGGGGCCGTTCTCAGCTTCGTAATCGCTCTTGAGGTTCAAGTCTCAAATCTCAGCACAACGATTCTTTTGCGTGACGCCGATCAACGTGCGGCCATCCACGACCTGCAAGAAAAGATCGGGCAGCATGAAGTTTATATTCACGATGATCGTGAGAAGTTAATTCGACTTCAAACCCAGCGAGAGCAAGACAAGGAACCCAAAAGGAGATAATCCATGCCTAACGGTAATCCCCCTATATGTGACCTCGGGTGTCAAACAAAAATCATCATCGACGGCGATTCAGTTGCCAAGTTATTTGAAGTTACCTGTGAAGGCATCGAACGCTTCCTCGATAAAGGCGGGAACCTCAACCAGCCTCAGAACATCATCGCCAAGCTAATCATCGCAGAGGATGCGGCCTACGAATTCCAACGCGCCGTGCTTGAAGGCATGGGCTATCACGGGCCGTGGCCGAAGTGTCTATCGTAAGCCTTCCCCTCACAGCAGACCGGCCCTACTAATCCAGCAGCGTGAGAGGGGTGGGGCTAGCGTGAAGGGTTTTCTTGCGCGAAAGCAATGGCCTCTTCGATTGTGCAAAGTACGCGACGAGGGTGCACGGGAGCGCCCCTTCGCCTTACAAAGTGCCGTGATTCAGGGATGGCAACATCGACAGGGTTTACCGCGCAAGCTAATCGGGCAATTTCTAACCGCTCCGCCAATCGAGGAATGAAGGGTATTCCTTTCAATTCACACATAGCCCGACTCTGATTACAAGCATAGCAAGCGAGTACGTGTAAAACCGCGTGCGCCTCGCTGTGGCGTCGTGTCCTGTATGGATGGTGTCGTGAATAGAGATGGTCAATAGTCGCCTTGTTCGGTATCTCGTTTAATGTTTCCACAACAAGACAACCACACCAAAAACAATGCGGCTTCATTTGAAGAAGTCGGCGGCGCTTAGTACGCAGCACGGTCTGACTCTCACGAGGCGGATCGTACACTGCGCGAGGCACAGGAGGCAGCTTGGGCTGCTTTTGGGCTTGAGGGTAAACAGGTGATAGGGAGTTCAGCTCGAATGCGTCGTGGTACTGCTCCATTAGCCGCTGAGTAGTTGGCCAATCAGGCGCGGCGACAACCATGCGACAATACTCGGCCCATGTCTGCGGCTTATGCTCCCATCCTTGAGGCGCGGGTATTTTGCGGAAGTATTTACAGTGTTCTTCCCAATCGCGCGGCCTTAACTGGCCCTGATTATCTATCCATCCCAAGTCTGCCATTTTTGAAATTATATCACACCAGAAAGCCGCCAAGAGTCACCCTGACGGCAGTCCCGCGATTTATGTTGCAATGCCTCATGCGAGGCGTATAGCTTGCTTTAGCTTGGCTACCGCTGTGCGGAAGTTATTCACGAGATCAGCATTCCAGTCCCAGCGCCCGGTTTCTAGTGATGATAGTCGAGACTTTGCAATCCCCATTTCCTTTGCGACCGCAGTTAGAGACAGTCCGGCCTTAACCCGTTCAGCCCGCAGTGATTCAGGTGTGGGGAGCCAGCCTTTGCCGCCGCAGTGAACGCAGAATGCACGGTCTGTTCTAATTCCTTTTGGTAGTAACATTACTTCTCGCTTTCACGTGTTCGGGTTTGTACGATGCGATCGCCATGCTCACGCGACTCTTGATAGATTCCCCTTCAAGGTAGAACAGGGAGACGCCGTAGAAGATGTTCAGTAACTCCGCGAAGATGGCTACAAACTCAGGGCCGTGTGCAGCCTTGCCGGGGCAGTAGATTTTAGTTAGCCCGTGTGCAGCTTCATGAAGTACCACGCGACCTGTGCGTGCCCAACGAGGAAGACTCACTCGCCACGGTGAGCCGTGGGCGTTGCGTGTTCCCCGCCCGTCAACTACACGAGGCGCGGGCTGATCATAAAGCCTATAGACACGCTTGACCATCTGCGCGCATTCTTTCAGTGTTAGCTTTTTATTCGCAGTGTCAGGTAGTTGCAGTCTTGCTTCCCATCCGTACACTTTAGATTTCTGGCTGTCTCGTTCACGTCCGCCTATGGTCTTCATGCTTTCAACTCCTTTGCCATCTCTTTGCGGGCCTTTGCTCTGGCGCTCCGCATGGGTTTAAGTTCGTCCTTAGCGATTCGCTTGGCGCGTTTCTCGATCTGCGCCTCGTGATGCCGTACCGCTAATTCATAAATCGACTCGCCTTCAAGTCGATACGTCTGTCGCGTCCCTTGAAGCCTCACGCCTACCGACGCGGGCGGCTCAAGACTCAGGATGACTGCACGGGTGCGTGACTTCTCGTGCCGTCTTGCGCCTGTGATTCTGACTACTCGTTTGTTAAGGTCTGTCATGTGCTGTTCTCACTTTCATGTACATTATAACACGGCTGTCAAGTGGCCTCATAAGCAGAACAGGCCATTTCTGCCTCTCGGTTCACGGAAACACTAAGCAAATCGCCACTGAAAATAAATATATTTCATGAATTCGAGAACTGTAGAATTCCCTTGCGCTTCACCATGCGAGGGCGTTAGAATGGCGGGGATGCGAGACACAGATAATTTCGAGTATATTCCCGCCAAGTACCAGATCAAGGGTCGCGCCAAACAAGTCAGGCTAATAGTCGTGCATAGTACGGAGAGCCTTGAGGTAGAAGGCGGCGCGCGGGCCATTGCCACATACTTCCAGAATCCGCCACGGAAAGGCTCTAGTCACTACGTCGTTGACGACAGAGAAATCATTCAATGCGTCAAGGACTCTGACACTGCCGCTGGGGCCATCGGAGCGAACCAAGATGGCGTACATATCGAGCAATGCGGAAAAGCGGCTCAGACGGCCCTCGAATGGGGCGACGGGTACTCAATGCAGGTCATCGACAACTGTACAAAGATTACTGCACAACTCTGCCTCAAGTTTGATATTCCTGTGGTGTGGCTGACTGCGGCTGAGATAAAGGCCGGGGCCAAAGGGATTACCAGCCACGCCGAAATACAGAAGGCTTATCCCAGCACGGGACATACCGATCCTGGCGTCAACTATCCCAAAAACCGATTTCTACTTCTAGTCGGCTACTACCTCGATAAGCGGAAAGCTGAATGACCTTTGATGAAGCGATAGCATCAAGCGGGATTAATGAGGCGCTGACTGCGATAACAACCTTGTCGCCAAATGGCCGTCCGCCTATTTCACAAGAAGCTGCCGATCTTCATTTGCAAATCGCAAGGGCTGAGAAGATTTCGTCGGCGCTGATTAGCTTCACGCATCTTTGCGAGGCGTCGTTCAATCTGCGGTCAGTCCCAAACACCAACGGCAACGATAAGGCGCTCGTTTGGTGGGACTTCACAGAGATGAAAATGAAGTCGTGGGATTTGGCGACTTTTCAAATGAATTTCTTGTGGACGATGCGCTCCGTTGCGGCGAAAGAATTCACGATGGACGGGCTTGCTTGGGCGGATGTTTGGGGCACTGTCTTTTACGATGCCGACGGGAAGCCGGCCGTATCGAACAACGATCCATTCTCAAGTGGCCGACTCGCTGCGCGCAAACTGTTATCGAAGCAAGGTACAGACAGATTCAGGGCCGTGATGTACACTGGACCAACGAAGCAGGTCAAGCGTGGTGATTTGTACGACTCGCTCATTGATTACTTTGCCAAGTTTTTTGAGTCTTATGGGTAAGTTGTCCAACAGTCTAGTTGCAGAGATGCGTGACCGATATCGAGCGGGTGGCGTTACCTACGATGAGTTGGCCAATGAGCATCGCGTAACTAAGCAGGCGATTGCGTCGGCATTACGAGGCCGTACCTATACCCATCTTGAGTCGGCACCAATCGCAGATGTCCAACTTGAGCGATGTCTTGAGTGTGGGCAATACAAACGTGAGGCATTTGAACATGTTTGCCGTCGCGTTACGCACTGCAAACATGGCCACCTTTTTGACAGGGCGAATACCTATCTGGATAAGGACGGATGGAAACATTGCAAACGATGTCATCGCGAGAGCGGGCATAACCCGTTACGACGTGCGCGCGTTGCAAATCTTCCGGCGGAGCTAATCGACAGGAATAGAGTGCTAGAGGCGGCGCACGGAATATGTGGTATCTGCAAAACACCCGTCGATCCCGCTAAGTGGCACTTAGATCATATAGTTCCCGTTAGTAAGGGCGGTTCGCATACTTACGATAACGTTCAACCTGCCCATCCTGCTTGCAATCTCTCGAAGAAAGATTTAGGGATGGCAGAACTGTCCGCAAAGAACCGTGATATCTCAATCGTTGAGATATGTCAGATTGTATGGGCAGCAGGACAGCGGCAACCTCGACTTAACATCGCGAAGGAGTTTCAGCTAGGTAAAGGGCGACTTGCACGACTGCTTGCGAGAACGCGGCAAGTGTTCACGGAAACCGACGGAGACATTGCCGCTGCAACGATGGAGATCTGTGGGACACACTGATACCGCGATTTGAACAATTTTTCACTCTCTATGGAGGCCACTAATGGACAAAGAACGATTCAAGGAAATCTTGGCAGGCATCATTCGCCACGCTCTGCAAGGCATCATCGTGTTTCTGGTCGCGCATGGCTGGGTTACTGAGAACCAGGGCGCAGAACTGTTGATGGCCGCTGGCGTCGTAGGCGTGATGATCGTCTGGTCAGTTATCAACAAGTATGGCCTGTACAATAAGGTGATCGCCGCTTTGGGAATGCCCGCGAAGTCTGAGGCAGAGATCGCCAGTCCTACAATGCCCGCGAAGTTGGCAAGTGCTGTTGAGGCGGGCGTAGGCAAGGTCTAGAATGAAACTCAAACTTGCCATCTTCCTATTGCTTGTTTTCCCAACCATCAGCTTGGGACAGTCTAATCCAAAGGACTTTCACGTCTGGTTTGCGCAAGTGAAGATAATAGCCTTCAAGGAGTACAACATCAGAATTCCCAAGTACGATGAAAGTTGGTCTGAGTGGTTGAGAATAGTATGTTTCCAAGAAGGCAAGACTCCGAAGGAAGCTATGAGTATCGTCGCGCCTTATGTCAGACAACGAGGCGGGCGATGGTATATTAAGGATTGGGATTAAGTTTGCGGTGCGTCAGGCAGCCAGTAACTATTTTGCTACGAAACACAAGAGCCGCTAAGAAGAGGCAAGAAGGAAACTGAATATGGCAGCTAAGAAGAAAAAGGTACTGGCGCACCTTCATTTAATAGCGTTCCTGCTTACCCTGAGCGTGCCCGCCCACTCACAGACCTGCCGCGTGACTCGCATCGAACGAAACACGGTACAGTGTGGAGCGCATCGGTTCCCGCGAAGTAAGTTCTGTAAGGTGAGAGTCGGGCAGCGGGTTAGGTTGAAGGATGGTAAGTTGCAAAGTTGCAAATCTCAGAAAGGTGTCAAGTGATGTTGTCTAAAATCTTCCTCTCGTTGATTCTAGTAGCGGCTGCAATGCCTATTGAAGCGCAGCGGCCTAAGCCTACGCCGCCTGACTTGTCTATTCCGATTGTGGAAGCGGCCCCGCCGTCACAAGGGATGCTTGGGCCAAACGACATTCAAGTGATTGCTCCAACCCTTGTGTCCTACGACGAATTAAAGATGTTCGACGGCCTCAAGGATCAGGTCACATTCTTTCGTGTCACTGTCGTTGCTCAGACCTCAGCGCCGGAAGTAGTCGGAGTCAATGTAAGGCGGTTGTGGGGCTACCCAAATCCGGGTCAATGCGACGATGCGGCACTGGCGATCCCTGGTTTTGATTTTGCGGCGTGTCATGCGCTTGCGAGTCGGTATTTCAAGTTCGCTGGTGGTGCAATCAATCCGATCTCACCTGCGGAACTTCAAGCCATCATGCAGACGCATCAAGAAAATAGTAAACGGGCGAAACTGACACGAGCCTTCTACTTCGTATTGTCTATCAGCACGGCAGCGATCACCGCCTTTCCTCGCTTGGCTGGCCGGGATGGGCCGACTGGTGTGGCGCTGGCTGGTGGGACGCTAGGCCCGGCGCTTGGGGCACTGTTCCCTGATCGCAGCGGCGAACAGCAACAGCGGCTTCAGCAGTTTGCTGGTGGAGCAGGATTTGAGATTCCGGCAGGCGGAGAGGCAACTATCTTGATCGGCTTTCCAAACAACTTACTTTTCTCAAAAGATAGCTGGGCAATGATGACGCCGGGAGTAAAGGGAAGTCAGGCCGCGCTAGAGTTCCGCCAAATGCTGAATACAATCTTCCAGGTATCAGCCACGGTTGAGCCGAAACTGCGAGCACCGGCGCAGCAGACTTTCAGAAGCAGCATTGCACGACCGTAAGGGCTGCCCATACTGTGAAGTCCAAACCCAAACCTGTTGAGCGCCCTCCTCGTTGCGTAAGAGACTGGTTGCGAGCGCAGGTTGACGCAGGAAAAGATTTGAAGTCGGTGCAGCGAGTAGTCAAAATTCTGGTACGACTCGGCGAAGGCCCGGCATGATTGGGTGCCGCCACCGGATAAAAACAATAACGGGTGAAATATGAAACCAACTGAAACTCTTGCATGGCTACGCGCTCGTATTCTATCAATCTGTGGCGACGCAATCGAGAATCGCACGAAACTTTGGGCGGCGCATGGTTACTACTACATTCGGTTTCCAAGTACCGTTCCGGCTAAAGTTAGAGAATTGAACGGCGCATGGAGAAGTAGGGATTTGAGTGCGGTGCTAGGTGAAGTCAAAGCGGCGTTTCGGCGGAAGCGGAAGATTGACGATCGCCACACTGACCCGGATTAGTTCGTAAGTAGCACTCTACCGCTCTAGCCAGTCAGCCAGCGATTTGATTTCCATCCCCATAGCAGCGGCGATGGTATTTTCCAGCGTTGCGCCTTTTGACTTCTCATGGCCCGTTAAAGTCGCCACGCCTTCGCAGTCAAGCAGTGCGCGGATATCAACCTTCATGCATTCAATCCATGACTCAGCATCTTGCGGGTTGAGTTCATGCGGACTAACTACTTCGTAACCAGCGTCACGGAGTAATTGCGCGGCCTGAGTGAAGGCCGGGTAGTTAAGCTCAATGCGGCCCGTCATTGGGCCGGATACATATAATCTCATGGTTTACCTCGTCCCAACCGCTTGCCGTTTGTGCAGGGCCATATCTGAGGGTGGATGATGATTGTCATGACGCGAATAAATCAATCGGCTCTTCCGACGCTCGCGGTGCAGGTTGAAACAATACCGCCGTATCGTCTAATCGCCGCGCTGCGATCTCACAATACTTTTCTTCAATCTCAATACCGATAGCTTTACGGTTGAGTTGCTTGGCGGCGATTAAGGTTGTGCCGCTGCCCATGAAGGGGTCGAGGATGGTTTGGGCGGTTGGCACGAGAGTCAGGCACCATATCATTAGCGGTACTGGTTTTTGGGTAGGGTGAGTTCGTCTCTCTTTGGTTTTCATGTTCCCTTGCAGCATTCCATTCCACATATAAGCAAACTTTCGCACAGCCTTATCAAGATTAGTCCACGCTAATTCACAGTCAGCAAAATCATTTGAACCGTTTATCTTGTCCCAAACAAGCCAACATTTAGATGGAGGTAAGTTAAAATAATTTCCACCCCAAACTATTGCACGTACCGCAGCATTGCACGTTGCGTTAATAACAACCTCTTCAGGCGGCTGGTTGTCCCACTCATGGCTTTCATCATAGAACCGTTTGTGGGCCAACGCTCGCCCTGGCTTGCTTTTCTTGTTGCGATAGGTGCGTTGCACAACACAAATTCCATAAGGCGGATCGGTCAGCACTAAATCCACCTTCGGCAGTTCGGGTAAAATCTCGCGGCAATCCCCGTGATAAATCACCATTCCCTCAGCCTCATAATACGGCTTCATACCTTATCTCACTCTCAACGTCGTCTGAATGTAGTCCCACTGAAAGTCTGCGTTCTCTTTCAACCGAAACATCATGGCGGAATTGTTTGCATTGATCTGCCAGACTACGGATGACTTACAGAGTTTCAAGTAATCCACCACTTGTTCACCCATAAGACGGAGATCGTAAGTAGAGCCATTTAGATTAGAAGTGATTGACGCGATCTCTCGTCCTTCCCGCTGGGCGTCGTTGTCCGTGGCGGTTAGGATGGCTTCTGATTTACTTAGACTGATACTCACCGCACCGGAGTCCGAAGCCAAGAGAGCGCGTTTCAGTGGAGGTAAAACAGTCTCAGGATTGAGTTCAATGGCATATTCATATGCAGGGCTAACTAAAATTCTCCACTCAGCCATTTTCAAGTTAGACAACCGAGAATGTGCCGCGCCAGTGGAGGAATAGAGACTTAACAGATTATTAGAACACGCGATCTCTACTGACTCTGCCGTCTCAGCGAACGTAGCGAGTATCCGTGATGCTCTCAACGGAATGTTCGCCTCGAATTCCCCGGAGAAATCCACCGCCACACTCGACACCCTCGCATTCGAGCATCCGGTAACGGTCAACTTCCCATCCTTTGCGATTAGTTCAAGATTCAGCCACCAGCCGGGGCCGTCGGGGTTTGTCTCTGTGGCTATCAAAGCTGTAAGGAGTAATTGCGCGAATAGAGGCCCGCTAAGGCTTCCTAATCGATTCGGGGCGCTCTCTATCGCCGGGAACGCTTCACGTGGCTGGAAGGGTAAGCGGTGCTCAGTGTGGCCCGATTTGGCGAGGATGCGGCCCTTGGATTCGATTAGGTTGATGTCCCCAGAGATAAGTTGAACGAGCGCCGCTAACTTCGCCCCTGGCACGCACCATGCGAAGTCGTCACATTCTGCCGTCAGTTCGGTTTGCAAGGTAGAGTCAATGTCCGTAGCGGTGAGCTTGACTACACCCTTACTTCCCTCAACTAGTACATAGCTCAGTATCGGAATCGTCCCTTTACGCTCCGTGGCGGATAGAACAAGAGACAACGCAGCGGACAGGTCTTTAGCGGGAATGGTGAGGCTCATTTGTGCTCCTCGCATAGATCGCAGGTCGTGCAGGTTTTGCGCTCTTTTAGTTCGTCGTCGGCTTCGGCTAAATTCTCCTCGGCATCATCGGCGCGTTCTGTTAGCGCATCGGCGTCAACCGCTTCGTCAGCTAACTTCTCCAACTCCCGCGCCAGCAACTCGATCCTCTCGGTATTATTCGTCACTCCATAATGCGGAGGCCAATGCCCTGTCAGCGCGTTAGTTGCGAGTTCTTTTGGATCAATCATATTCAACCCTTTCATGGTGCTATTCGTCACCCGTTATTAGCGTCGTCAATCGCTGCTTGTAACGCGGGCGATCTCTTATCCGCCTTTCGAGTCCTTGTTCCCTTCTTCACTGGAAACCTGCTCGCCTTAATCGCGGCCAGCACTTCCAACACTTGATTTAACTCTTCCTCGCTTACTTCCATTGCGAAGGTAACGAGACGTTGTACTGCGGAGATTTTCTTAGCCATTACTTCCCTTTCTCATGCTTAGATTTCATGTGTCGCGCCAAGTTCGCAAACGACCGATTGCAATGCGGACAGGTGCCGTTATGAACGCGCTTTAGTTTACGCTCGACTTTCAACCGCTCCTCACGTTCCATGCGAACCTGATCGGCAAGCATCTGCGATTTGCGGCGTTCCTTTTCCAAATCGGTTTCGGCGGCCCAAACTTGTCCATGACCAGCGGGGCAATAGAATGTCTGGTGATCTTCCCGCCGCCTACTTTCAAAGTAGCTGGTTACGCCAAACATCATCTGGCAAGCCCAACATTCAACAAGGTGCAGTTGCGCCTCAAACTTAACGGCTGGTAGTCCCATTATTGTCCTTTCGTTCCAAAAGAAGAGATAAAGTTAGCGTCTGCCGCGGCTCGGCTAGAGCTTTACCCCTTCTCGGTTCCGCCGGTGAAGGCGAAAGTTAGCCCGAATCCGACATTGCCATTCCCTGATAAGTTTTCTGCCAGAACATCTTGTCATCTTCGGTTAGTAAATAGCCTTCCATTGCCGCATCACCGCCGTTCATCAGAATGTGCGTTGCGCATGTCCACGCTTTCGCGGCGTCAATTTGTTCGGGTGACAGCTTGGCGTTATCGAGCGCTATCAAGTATGGACATTCTGAGCAACGCTTACCAAGCGCACAAGAAAGATGATTGTCGGCTACGGGTTCGGGCGCGGAATGCGAACACTGTTGATGCGACTGTCTTAGTCTGCCTTCACGCTCCTGCTTGAACATTGAGGCCATACGCGGAACCTCGTCAGCAACGGATTTTGCCTCATACATGAAGTGCGGCCAGTCAGAAGTATCAACTTTTTCAGTGCTGAATTTGTTTATCGCAACGTGCCACTCATGGCTTACATCACTTGTTAGTCTTTCCATTGCTCTCCGTCCTTACAACGTCTCAGGAAATCTTTTCACCAGTTTTGAAATCGCGGCAAAGTGTTGTATGTAAAACAATCGATCTTCCGTGCAGACGATCCATGAATCGCCGGGTTGAGTCGGGATGTAAAGGACGGTGCCAAGCAGATCATCTTTCATCGGCCAAAACTCAACCCGAACCCTATCACCCGCCTTGATCGCTTGCTCTAAGTTTGGCGTATTCATTTAATCACCTTCAATTCCCAGCCGCCGCCTCAGAGACGTAAGTACCCCGGACAGGGTTAAAAGGGAACGGCCCGACCGGCGGCGAAGCCTTCGCAACCGCTCCCTTGCGCTGCGGGAAACTTGTAACCCGCAACAGTCGATTTGAATTCAAGGGCCAGATTGTCTACTTCTCTCACTTCTCCTCCGATTTTCCTTCCTTAGGATTTCCAGCCCTTGAAACTGGAGCCGCTTGCTGAATTGAATCAGCGGGATCAGGATTTCACGAGCGTTCCAACTTATCTGCTCGAAGGTTAAACTTCAAACAGCATGTCTATCTGCTCCACTGGCGGCATATTTTCAAATATCAATCTGTAGGCTCGGGAACCTCAACATCTTCTACTGAGTGATCAGTTAGGCGGGTATGGCTCTCTGCCGCTGCCGCGTCGTCAGTTTCAAAGTCACAATCTTCACAATGGTATTCAATCATCGGTATTCTCCTTTCAAATATCACCCCGTTCTGTCGGGAAGCGGGCCGGAATCGAACCGCGCTCTCAGGGTTACTCTCATTGGGTGCTCTTTTCTTCTAAGTTGGCCCTACCTGTTACCCAAGAGCCTCACAGGATTTGGAGTTAGGCTGTGTCACCGTCCACGCCGCCACTCCCCAACAGAACGAGATTAGATGCGCGGCAGTCCCGAGCCACGGTGTTGACAACTCAGAACCCGGCTAAGGTTCCGCGAGTTCGCTTGCCGCGCAAACTTGTTAAAGAACTGGCTCAAGGGAGAGGTTAGATTCGATAACTATTCCGCTCCGTCCATTTGTTCGTCAAACCAAATCGCAAAATCAATCAAGTCTTGGTGCGCCTCTTTTACGATAGGAATGCCGCGAGCCATCGTTAACTTGCCGATGATTGTGTTGACTTTGGAATTGTGCTGTTCCCAAATTTCGTCCATGCGTTCGTTCCGCCTCGCTACCCGCCTATCGGCGTCAAGATTGTTCGATGCGATTACCATGCCCAAGTCTGATTCAGCCATGATAGCTGTCCTTATCCCACGGCGAGAGAACGAATACCGTGCTTGCCGTCTTACAATCTCCGACTTCGTTTTCACAGACCGTTCGCGCCTCGACAAACGTGCGTCCTGAGACTAGAATCCTCAGCCTGTCGATAATTCCAAAGTGGCAAATGATCCGAGTGGTAAGCACGTCCTTGTGTGTGAACGGTGCTTGCGGCAATGCCTTGTAATCTTTCGGAAACAACCAGAACGCCAGTCGCTCTTTCCGGCCCCACGGTCTTTCAACTGCTTGACAATTAACGTCGCTCATTCTTTGCCTTCCTCCATTCGCAGATAGAACTCCTTGAACTCGCGGTCAATGCTTTCCATGAATTCCATATCAGCGCCGCTTACTTCATCGCCTACTGATACCGTTCGCGTCATTAAATTGAACAAGCAGAATGCGCCGCCGTAGAACGCTCGCTTGCTTTCTACAACCTGAACATCTGGCGCGGTCGGCGGAATAACCCGCTGGCGATACGATTTCCACTCTTCAAAAAGACTTGCCATCGCTCTCCCTTGAGTATTGAATGCGCGACCCGCGTGGCGCTAAATCTTCTTGTGTGCAGTTAACTTCTGAAACAATCGCCACACCTTCACCGCGTCCTCTGCGGACATTGGGCCAGTCATTTCCCATTTACCCATAAAAACCTTGCCCTTGAATTTCTCTTTCAATTCTTGAGGGACGTAACGAGCATCAAGAGACACCTGAAACAGAAACTTACCCTCAGCCTTTGCGCGCTCGCGTTGATCTTTTAAGATTGCTATTGCCATGCCGCTTTCCTTTAGAGTTCCTTTTCTTCAAACTGAACTGGCAACCGTGCGCGGTTTCGCATGTTGAGATCGACCGCAAGCTGATCGGCCCAGCACTTTAGCGTCCTCTCGATCCAGCCGCGATCCGATTCGAGATCAAAAGTTCCGTACTCAACTGAGATCGTGGCGCGAGGGTTCTCACCGCTGCCCGAATTGATTAGCTGAAGAGTTACGACAAGTGCCGTCATTTTTGTTTCGCCTTGTCAGTCCTTACGGATGCTGACCGTCCCGCAAAATTAAACGGAAGATCTGCCGCCTGCCGCAGTTGCCCGCTAAGCACGTCCCGAGTTTTCGCCGCCGAAGCGGAGCAGGGCATTTTTTCATGCTCGGCCTTCCGTTCTGAATTTCATATATCTTGGTAGGCCGATGTCTCTTTAACGAGTAGCGGGACGCTGTTTGACTTACACCCCACAACGCCTCACGACGTTCATCGGCCAGAACTTTCAAATATCCTCCCTCAGAATCACTACCAGAGCTTTAATGGAAAGCGCGGCTTGCTGTAAGAGCCGCTTCCTTAACTCCACCTTCGCGCTTGGCGAAGCGAGATTGACTGCCGCGATGGCATCCACCCGTTTTTGAAATACAATCCGCCAAGACTCAGGGTCAAATGACTTGCGGGACAGTGATTGATCGCTCCAGATAAATTCCTGAATATGCCGAGCCTCTAAAATCGCGCTCGCCACAAGTGCCTCATCTTTGGAAAAGTCTGGCTTCATTTTCAACCTAAATTTCTCTGGCAAGCGAACCTGCTACGGGGCACTTTGCCATCACTACTACTCCCCTGAAACTGAATTCCACGCCTCACGACGTTCATCGGCCAGAACTAATAGTCATCCTCGTCAGGGCATCGACACCGCTCTTCTTGATAATCGAAGTATCGAGACTTCCCGTGACGATCAAGAATATCTTCCGCTCGGTGCAAATCCATTACCCCAAGACAATCACCGCGCCGAACGTGGTCTGCGAGATAATGTTCGCCGTCATTTTCAAGCGTCCGCACGATTTCTTCCCGTTCCTCGTAGCTGCCGTAACGTCCGTCAAGTTTTGTTCCGCAACTCATTTCTAGACACTCCCTTCAAAGTGGCCGTTTCTCTCCCACGGCCAAAAAGTCAAGCCTATTCGCAGAGCAGAGACGCGGTTTCCTGAGACGGGGTTTCACCGCTCACCCGCGCATGGTTTCTACATGCAGGGCTTTCGCACAGCCCGCTTGTCGCTTTCGCACAGCAACCGTTGATAGGTCACTGCCCTAATACGCCGCGCTACCGTTAGCACCGGAGTCACGTTATTTCCGGCAACGCCGATCTCTTACGCCTCAATCGGTTGGCCCGCAGTCACGCTTTCGCGCCAGCATATTGCCCGTAGGTCTGCGACACCGGAGGATAGTTCCTGCTGGCTATACGCCGATCAAGCCGACGCCCGAAACAGGCGAACTGAATCCGAAGATTCGCGTCCGATAAATCCTCACTTGATTCACCCCGAAGGGTGAAACTTAAACTTCAAAGAACCAATCTCTGGCGAGCGAGCCTGCTACGGGAGGTGAAACCGTAATCCGATCCGCCCGCCATCTTCCACGACAACTGGCCCCCGTAAGTGTCGTGAAACTAAGTTACTGTCCTGTTTTGGTCAAGATGCCTGCGCACCCACGCTAAGACCTGTTCGTATCGACTTTCCGGCGTGATGGGAATCCAGCCTTTCGGCTTCTCGGACGGCCAACGGTATGGGCCTTCGTTAGTAATAAGAGTCATGCCGCCCAACTGCTCGTCATTCAGTTCGACGATCTTCCATGCGACCAAGCGCGGAATGCCCAACTCGTTCTCGCCAAACTCTTCCATGTCCTCAGTCCCGTAGACTTCACCATCGGCGAATTCGTCCCGTGGCATCGCCACTCCCTCGTGCAATGCCATTGCGCCCAACGCGCAGACCTCACCTTCAGCGTTCTGGAGAGCGTCGGCAATTAGCCGCTTCTCAGGTAGCGCCAATAACGCTACTTCTAGTCGGCGCAATGCTTCTTGCCCCGCTCGCCCGTGAAGTGAGCGCCGACAGTTCGCCTGCCAAAGCTCAAACTGGCCCGGATAGTCCTCGTCCTCTGAGTATCCAATTCTCATCACCCCACCCCTCTCAGTCCTGATGGACTAGCTGCCACTCGGATTCCATGATCTCTGTCAGGGTTACAATTACCTTATTCTTATTAGAGTCCCTGGAATCCATAAAGCCCTGCTTCACGTAGAGATCGTCTATCCCGATTTTGCGGCTGATTAAGTTGAACAACAAGGCGTCCATATTTACCACGTCCACTTTGCGCCAGTGACCATTACGATAAAACCACGGCAAGTAATAGCAGCGGTCTATCCGCAAGATTGAATTCTCCTGAACCCGAAAGGCTGGAACATAGGGCATCATGTTACTAATCCACAGCGCCCACTCAGCCTTGAGCCGTTTGCGCGGTAGTCCACTGTCAGGCCGGTTGAGTTCATAGAGTACGTTCAAAGAGCCGGGAAGCGATGGCAGGGTAAAGGAAACGGAATTTGACCCCACCATCGCCCCTTTCCGCCTATGCTACGGCTGCCTCAGTGGCTTCCGGTGCGGCTGCCAGCTTCACGGGTTTCAGGTTGCGCAGATGGTTTTCGTATTCGCCGTCAATTTTCACGTACTTGCCCTTGTCGGCATCGTAAGCCTGTCGCTTGTCCTTGCTGATGTCGGCGACGAACTTGCGACCGATAAGGCTCTTGCGAAAGGCCGCATCGTTGGTCGGGGCTGGATTGTTGGGAAAGCCGAGTGCCGTCAGGAGTTCGTTATATTCGCCCCACGCGCCGCCTGATTTCGGTTTGTACCAGTCTTTTGTGAAATCGTAATCATCACGATTGACTTGGACTAAAATGCGAGGGAAGAAAACCTTGCGAGCGTATCGGCCCTTACCGTCCACGCCGCTCTTGTCTACGGCCACATACAATTTTAGCGACCGCTTCATCCACGTGTCCTTATCGCGAGGCGTGAACGTGTCTATCAATGCCTTTGTAATTTCAAAGGTCACGCCTTTGGCCGGTTCGATATAGTCCTCGTTGGACATCGCCTCAGCCTGAGACACGTCCTCTCCGGCAATGGCCAGATCGTCCGATTCGGTTCCTTCTTTCACCCATGCCGGGGCGTCGTCTGTCACTTCTTCTGCAACTTCGTTTTCAGCGTAACTCATTTTCCTTTTTCTCCTTTAGCGGTTGGTTGGGCCTCAGCCCGTTGCGGTTGGCTACCGTTTGCAGGTAGTTTACTCAGTAGCGTTTTGTAGAAATTTGCGTTGGTCAGTTTCAGAATTGTCGGCAACCCGTAGCGATTCTTGCTGTTCACTTGTGAGTCAAGTGACTTAACAAAAGTCTTGCGACAATAAGCATAATAGTTAAGCGTTTCTTTGCCCTCGGTGTCTGTCTCTACCTTGTGATCGAGGTAAATCAGAGCGGACGGCAACCCTTCTACGGTCTGCCTGAAACCACCTATCACTTGTGGATTTAGATCAGACTCAAGATTGATTTGCCGTTTGGTGCGCTCGTAGTCAGGATCATTGGGATTGCTTACACCCTCAACCGTAGACTTACTTTCCCGTTGCACATGGCAAGTGACGATTACGTTAAGCCCGTTGCGCGTTGCCAGCGGGAGCAAGTTGCTTAGTGCAAACTGATTCAAATAGACACTGAGACGGCCATACATTTTCTGCGTATCTAACCTGCCTTTGCGTGTCTCGATTTGCTCGTCTTGGCAAATGTGATCCCACTTGAGACTTGCAAGATAAGTGAAGCCGTCAATTAAAACTGTCTCAATTTTGCCTTCGCTTGCCAATTTGCGAGCTAGAGCTAATGCACCATAAAGACTTTCCTCTTCTGGTTGCTCTGTGACCTTAAATACAGTTGAAAGTGGAATGCCATTGAGAGGGCAATGCCAGATGAGATTTTCCCGCAGTGTCGCATTCTCGGGTTCATGAATGATATCTAATCCGGTTGGATCGAATGTCACGGCCATGACTTTCGGGAAACCCAAAGCGGCGCGGGTTTTACCACTGCCAGCGGGGCCGTTAAGCCAAATGGTGTATTGCGGCCTTGCTTTCATATCAACTAACGGCATATTCAACTTCTCCTTCTGTTTCCACGGTGTAATCAGGGGCGACAGCGATAGATGAATCATGATCGCCCTCATGGTTCAAATCCAGCTGACAACGGCCCTCGGGCAATATCTTTGGACAGGCTTGCCGGTAGTAGCCAAGTATTAGTTCCTCGTCACGGGGCCACGAATAGCCAGCGGAGCAGAGTTTGAAATACTCGCACTCACGTCCATATTGATGACACGAATCAGTGTTGTAGCCCCATTGACCGCTAGACTTGTCGGCTTCAATGCGCGCCGTCCAATAAGTGAAATTGTCACGTTCCAGTTGAATGCAATCAGCATTTGGATTCAACACCAGCCGGGCAAAGTCAAACCAGTCGCCAGCAGGCAACTGAATGCCCTTTTGTGGCCCTTGCCGGGGCGTGTAGGCCCGGCTGCGATGCTTGAAGGTAGCCGCATTGATTACAAAGCCGCCGCAGTCGCCAAATCGAGTCTTGGCATAATCGGCGTAGAATCGCACCTGCGAATTTGGCTCATAGCGTTTCCAGAAGTCGTTATCTAAGTAGCTGGATGTTGTCTTGTGATCCCACGGATAGATTTGACCGTCACGATCATCCTGCATGATTAGATCAAGTTTCAGGATGGTCTTATCAGCCTCGCTATCTGTCCGTTGCTCAACTTCCAATACCGTCATGTGTGCATCTTCCTCGCGCCACTTGTAGGCGTAACCTTTAAGGGCGGCAAGGCCGTTGGAAAAAGTCTTGCCCTGTGAACGAATAGGCAGCACTGCGGGGTAACTCTTCTCAGCATAGTCGGCGGCAAAAGCCTCCTGTGCCTTTTTCACTGAACCATCCTTAGCGTACAGGGCGGCTAATCCTGCGTGCCACGCATTGCCAAAGTCGGCATCGTGGCGAGACTCCGCTTGCAAGGGAACTAGCTTGTCCACATAGCGATACTTGAACTTGAGAGCGCAAGCCCGATACATTGCCAGCATGGAATGTGAATACTTATTCGCCATCTTCTCTGTCCGCACTCGCCTTAATCAATTCGTGTAGAAATACTCGCTCCCGGAAACTGAGATTGTCTCGGCGCTCAGCATCATAGCGACTCAGACACTCCCCGCAACACGGTATCCCCTGCGCAGCGTTACTTTCCGCTGGCCGGTCGGGACGGAGTACGCACACCCTCATGCTGCACTCTCCCCTGCTTGCTGTTCGGATAGGTCGTAGGTGGATTGCTCAGGGAAGGGGCGCTTGCTCGCGTTCTCCGCCCACTGGCAAGCCTCACAGGGGCCATTGCCGCCTCTCATGCATGTGTCGCCGTCATGTACGCCCTGACTGGCGCGGCAGACCGGATCGTCTAACTCCAATTCGTACTTACCGCAGTTTCGACAGATCGCTAACCCGCCATCGCACACGGGACATGACGGCCAGTCATCTTCATGGCGGAAGGTGCAGGTCTGCGGGGTCAGGAGAACGTGTGCGGCGTTGCTGCACTTCTCACTCGCAAACCGCCTCAACGCATCCCCCTGTCCCGGTGCTATTGTGTCAGTGGCATCTGCGGCGGCGTTTAGTGCAGCGCGGAGTATGTCGTCAGTGGTGTTGGTAGTCATCGCTTTGTGGGAAGTGTTATAGCATGAGGGGATTCAGGGTGTCAAGGAAAATTTTAACGCCAGCGTTAATTATTTTTGGCTTGACGGATTAACGCCACTGATAGTATGCTTTCGGCCATGATTGCTGGATATTTGACCACAAGCGAAGCCGCAAGGTTGCTCAACCTTACTCAAGGCCGAATTCGTCAGTTGGTTATTGCCGGGGAACTGAACGCGGTCAAGGTGGGTACATCTTTGGCGATTCGCCAATCCAGTATTGACCGGTACAAGCGAAACAAAAATGGAAAAAGAAAAGCCGCCTAAGTCTCACTACGAAAAATCTGATTTTACTTTATGTAACGCGGTTGACGTGTTCGATGAAATGGACGCACTCGATGCGCTGTCTAAAGAAAAAGAGTTATCTTATCTACTTAAGATAGCTGAGATTCACGCGCTACTTGCCATCGCAGAATCAAAATGACCCCTGAATTCTTGGTTGACGGAATCCTCCCGGCGAACGAGGTTCATTTACTTGGCGGCTCGTCTGGTTCCGGCAAGACAACCCTTGTTTTCCAAACCCTCGCAGCGTGGCAAGAAGGGCGAGATGTGTTTGGGCATAAATCTTTTCCGGTTCCATATTCGTATGTAAGTTTGGATCGCTCGCGGTCATCGGTGAATCGAACGCTAGAACGGTTGGGACTGTGCAGTGCGATCACGCGGGTTATCTGTCAAGAGGAATTACAAGGTGTAATTACAATTAACGCGGTAATAGACGCCTCACTCAAGATTCATTCTGATTCTGTTTTCTTCGTGGTTGAGGGATTTCAAACACTGGCGGGTGATAAGGGCAACAGCTACGCCCCAGTCGCTGGGCTGCTAAAACGAAGCGCAACTTTGTGCTCCACGCGTCACATTACCATTCTCGGAATCGCTCACTCGCCCAAAATGAAAACTGATGAGAGTTTCAAGCACTCAAGAGAGCTAATCTTAGGCTCGGTCGCATGGGGCGCATACTCGGATACGATCATCACCGTGCAACTTGATGAGGGCACAGGAAACATTGCTGTTAACATCTCGCCTCGCAATGCCGCCGCAGAAGCCTTCCACTACGTATTCGGCGCGCAAGGCGTCCTTGTCCCGCTCGATAGTGCCAAGCCTCGTGATGCGATTAAGCTAAAAATTGAGTCCCTTGCTGCCGGTTCATCAATCATGCGAACTGAGATTTTAGGGTGGGCCTCAGCTTTTGGAGTCAGTGACAAAACAGGTGATAGAGTCATCACTGAGTGCCTGAAAAATAAAGTTTTAGACGCCATTTCTCCCGGCCTATACGAAAGAACTCACCGTCACGGTTTGAAAGTAGTAGATGATTTCCACGTAACTGCTGACACCTAAAGCCTTAACCCCTAGACAAGCGTTAGACAACCCGTTGGACACCTTTGGACAGGCGTGTTAAACACTGTCCGCGATTGTCCAAGCGTTGTCGTGCCACTGTCTAACACTTAACTTCTTTATAGAGAGAGAGTTAGATGTGTTTAACATGAAATTTCAAATTGGCCTCGCGCGCGTAGCAGTTATTGTGCCACGGGCGCGTTAAGCCTTTCCTTTGGCGCGTATCCCTCTTACTCATGAGCTTGCGCTTGATTTCCCCGCTATCGAAGTCAAGGATTAAAGTCTCATCTTTCATGATTCTTCCCACCCGTTGTCGTAGTACATTATTTCTTCCTCTTAGGCTTCAACACTCGAAACAGTGAATTCCACGTACCACAGGCCGGACAGGCTGAGTGCTTTACGCGCTTAACCTGAGATACCTTTTGACAGTGGATGCATTTGGCGCTCATTGCTGCTCCAGACTAAACACAATAACCAGCACAATGATGCAGAATACAAATATCGCGGCGTCGAGTGCGTCTTGTTTTTTCATGCGCTTCTCCGGTAGTTCATGCAGTGATGATAGAAGGTGGTCGATCATGGCGTCTTTGTACGTTCCAACAGTTCGTTGACCATTATCAGCACGTTTGCGCGCGCATCTTCACAGCCAGCGCATAACGATCTTTCACAGTGTCGCTGGTTTTCTAGTAACTGTCGCACGATGTCTAGCCCGTCGCGCAATGCTTGTTCTTGTTCACTCATAATTCCCCTATCGCTTACGCGACCCTTCCTCTTAATACAGAATAATCATGGCTGACGCCGTGCTTGCGATCTATTGCCTCAAATTGATCCGCGAGTTGGGTGCAGGCTTCATCGGCGGCTTGAGTAAACGGATCGATCACAGGTAGATAGCCAAATTCAATCTGAGACTTCGCGCAGCTATCACACACTCGCATGGTGAAACGCCCCGGCGTATATGGCTCCTCAACCTGTTGCGTTGCTCGATTAGGACACCGATCCTCGCCTTCGCGGAGTTCGCAACGATCTTCATCGTCCAGTTCGTGCTCCTCACAGGGGCGATAGTCAGTGCAGCCACATAGTAGTTGTTTCATTTCGTTCCCTCACTTCTTTTTCTGGTTCCGGCTACGTGGTTTTGCTAATCGCTCAAGATCGTAGCTCCCGGTTTCGTATCGCGTCTTGCACTTTAGCTTTGCCCGTGATCGCTCTCTGGCTTCAACAAGGTGCTTTAAGCAGTGGACGTACTGCTTGCCGTTTTCTCTGGTCGCGGCCTTCTGACCACACGCACGGCATAGCCCTTTTGCCGTTTTCCGCAACTGCCATTCTCGTTGTCTACTCATCGGAAACCACTCTAAGCGATGTAAACAGAAAAGTCAACAACTAAGTTGACGCAAGGGAAAGAAAATTATTCCACACCCCGCCACCATCGCAACACCCTGCGCCATCTCGACATCGGCACATAGACATCGATCACCTTATAGCTCACCACATCATCAGGGTGGAGTAATGGTTTGCGCTCAGGTGAGAGTTTTATAGACTGCCACGGTTGATTCATTTCACCCCGCCACTCTCGCGCAGATTGATCTATCTTTGCTTGATAGATTTCAGCCTCAGTGGGTTCTGGGTCGGTGCTTAGGCGAAGGGCGGGTTTCATGGTTCGACCCCTATTTCTTTATGGGAATTATATCTTTGACTCCCGTTTCTCATTTTGCTTCCGTTTCTTCTTCGTCTTGCGCTTGCGCGGTTTCTTGATTTTAGACTTCGGGCGATAGCGCAGAGCGGCGTCGATAATCGCGTCTAAAGCCTCACCCGGTTTCATGGAGGCCGTCATTGCCTTGTGTCGTAAGTGGCAATCTGCGCAATGCGAGGGCTGATCATGTGTGGTACAAGTCACGTATTTCACTAGCTCAACGCAGTGCCGCACCATTTACACTTGGTTGGATCATCTCCCGCTTGATGCAACGGCTCGCCAAGTGACGCAATACGACCAGCGCCACCACGAGCCTCAACACGCCGCTCAGGACTAATCCGTTCAATCTCTTCTGCCAACCCTCTTGCGGCCTGTTCGTTGGCTTCGTCCCAAACGATGTAACCGAGCCCCTTGATGAAAACCTCTTCGCCTATCAGGTGCGCGGACTCGTCGTATTTATCTTTACCGCACTCGCCATCTTGTGGATAATCTTCGTCGTAGTTCATGTCGTTACGAATCTCTCCTATTCCGCCCCGCATACTACCCCGCACAAAGTTACAAGTCAAGGACTTTTCTCTTGACAAAACAAAACGGCTAATGTAAAGTGCTTAGGCATGGACGATAGAGTAACTATTCCAATAGCCGCAAGGCGCATTCGGCGCACCCCAGCCGCCCTTTATACTGCCGCAAGAAATGGTGCCTTAGTGACATCAACAGAGCACGGCGTGATGCTGGTAGACATGGCTGAGGCGCGACGGTATAAACGCGAAACAAAGATGGGGCCGCGCAAGAAGTCGAGGAAGAAATGAGCAGCCATGACTAACCCTGATAGCCCGGTTTAGCAGGACGAGTTACGGAGAGAGGGAGTAAAAGGAATGAGCCGTGAAACTCTAGGCGATCAGATGCGTGACTTGCTGCGGCCTCAAATGGTCAAACGAGCCATCGAGCACGAAAAAGAGTTCCCGTATGAACTGAAAGAGGCAGACACCCAATGACCACTAAACCCATAGAGACTGATCGGGAACTGGATGCGGAAATAGCTGAGAAGGTGATGGGGTGGAAGCATTGGCGTGGGCGTGCTGGCGTCTTTTTCTTAAGCCCGGCCGTGATTGAGAGTAACTCGAGAGCGCGCGACTACATTCGAGAGGGAATATTTACCGAAGTAGAATCCGGCAACGAAGAGAACGCCCCGCACTTCTCATCCGAGATCGCAGCAGCAATGCAGGTAGTCGAGAAGATGCAAGGGGAGGGGTTTGTTGTTCTAATGCGGAACGTGAACAAGTGGTACGTTGAGTTCTCACCCAAGACGCTCAATTCAGACCAGCACTTTGGGAGAACGCAACATGCTTCGCTACCAATGGCAATCTGTCTTGCTGCACGCGAGGCAGTGAAAGGTGAATAGATTGAAGTACACCATGACATCGCCGTGCGATATGTGCCCGTTTCTAAATACCGCAAACATGAAACGCGGATTCACTTTGCAACGCCTCAAAGAGTTTGCTAGTGGCAAGTTTCCCTGCCACAAGACGGCGGACATTGACGAGAGCGACGAGGACGGCAGCGGCGATTACATTGCTAACGAAAACTCAGTCCACTGTGCAGGTGCTTTGATATTCAACGAGAAGCGCAATGCGCCAAATCAGATGATGCGAATTTGTGAACGGCTAGGATTATACGACCGCACGAAGCTCGATATGAAAGCGAAGGTGCGATGACCACCACCAAAGACCACGAAACATTAGATCGCGTACTCGGGGAAGCAACGGAGAGGCATCCGCTGGCGATAGCATGGGATAAATGGCTAGCGTCTCTCGTAGGCAAGGACGCCGCCAATCCGTACAACTGCCCGCCGACTCTGACTCGCGTCTACCTTGAAAACAGATTACATCGCGCATTCGACGCGGGAGCCAAAGCCGCCTACTCCCCTGAAAGAGAAGCAGCGTTTGAAGCGCTCAGAGAGGTAGCGCAAGCGGTTCACGATGACTGTTCCGTGCTCAAACCTGACGGCAAGGTGTTACAGCGGGGCCCGATGATGGAGCCAAGCGAAGGAAACCTGTTAGCACTCCGCGAAGCATTAGCTCTTACTGATAAAGCTATGGAGGGGAAATAAATCAATGAGTTTGATATTTGTAGATTGCGAAGCCTACGGTGGCGCTCCCTCGGTAGGTAAGCTAACTGAATTTGGCGCGGTTGAATACAAGACCCGCGAGACTTTTCATGGCGTCATCTGGAAGAGTTCACCTGATCCGTCGAATCCCGCAGTGCCTTTACCGACTGAATTAGCCGTTGCTGATCCGTCAATCGTATTCAAGCAGTTCGAGGAATGGCTACAGCAATTCAAGGCACCCTACGTGTTCGTTTCGGACAATAACGGATACGACTGGCAGTGGATTAACGATGGCTTTTGGCGTCACTTGAATCGCAACCCGTTTGGGCATTCATCTCGGCGAATCTCAGATTTCTACGCGGGGCTACGGGGCAACTTCTTTACACCAGCACGGGACTGGAAACATCTGAGAGTTACTCATCACGATCACAATCCAGTCAATGACGCGATGGGAAATGTTGAAGCGTTCGCACGAATGCAGCAAGGCGAGAGGTAAATCAATAATCATGAACGACCAAGAAGCCGCAAAACAATTCGTTGACGATCTATTCCGCAATGGCGCGGGTGAAGAGGCGGATCGCCTGTTGTTAATTCAAGACGGGGCTTTCATGGCTCCCGACATTGCCAAACCGCGAGACTTAGGCGGATGGTGCAAAGCCGCAGTCTTAGATCGCGTCAACGCTCTACTCGCACAGGCCCGAGCAGATCAAGCAGCGAGAGATGCGGAGATATGTAACGAGATCGAGGAAGCGTCAATGAATCATTTAGGACTTGTTGGCGATATCGCATTTTGGAATGGCCGTGTTAAAGCAGCGAGAGAACAAACGTCACGATTGCAGAGCGTTCCTGCCGGCCTATCGGATCGTGGATTAACCATCCGCTTGTCACGCGAGAAAACAATGTGCGAATGGCGCTGGGAATGATCGCAGAAGGAATCACACACGAAGATATTTACGAAACACAATATGAACAACCGTAAGCGCGGCATCCTACGCCGCAGAGAAGGGGTGAGTGATGGATCGCTGTGATAATTGTTTTCATATTGATTACTGCGTTTGCGTCAAGGGTCGATTCTATCTCTGTCCGCGTTGCTACTCAGCCTATGTGGCGTACATGCAAGCACGGCGAGACGACCCCAACAGAGAGGACAGCCAGCAATGAGTGAACTGATGATTCCAGTGTACAAATTTAATAATAACAACATGGGTGGCCCAACGGAAAACACCATCGAAGGGTTGCTTGAGAACATTAGGCAAGAACTGGCAGCATACGCCGATCCCGACTTTGGTCGCGGCGAGCCGATCACTTTGACCGTTACGGCGTCGCTAATGAAGGAATCTGACTATGACGCTCTGCCGGAATTCGAGGGGTACTGAAACTATGACCGACACCATCGCGAGGAAGGCAGCGGGAGCTTGGGAGCCTGTCGAGATAGACAGCTTTGAAGCTCGCGCTGCCAGAGCAATAGCGAACGCTCGCCGGGCCGGGGAGTTGTCTATCGCGGTTAAGAGTCCAATGGATTATCAGATGTTCGTTGACCAAGTTGCCGCACTCATCGCTGCTCAGTATGAACCTGTAATGGAAGTGCTGCGTGAGGCGATACGAGAAGGCTACGCTTATGGTCGCGGAGTTGTTGAGTGCGTGGAATGTAAGTCTCGCGGTAGAAGCGAACGAAAGATTATCCACGGAGGCTCCTGCTGGGTCAGCCGCGCGAGAGAGATTGTAGGTGAAGCATGAGCAAGAATCGACGGCGGCATAGACAGCCGCGCATTAAGACGCCGGCAGGAACAGAACTTCGCTACAACGAAGATGGCACCGTTGATGAAATTATCATCAACCGGAACGGAGAGTGCATTTTTCATCTTGAGCAAATGGACGATGGTCACTACTGGTCTGCATTAGGAACCGGACAGGAGCGTGTTGATATTAACTTTCACTCTGACAGCCCGATTTCGGCACGCGCCGAAGCGGTGCCAGAATAGTTTGGAGGAGCAATGAGTGAACAACTGAACCGTGATGGCCGCACACATTTCACAGGATGCGCAACCGTTCACATTGAATGCGCCCGCGCCGACTTAGCAAGGAAGGTGCTGATAGAAGTGAAGCGAGAAATGAGCCGTGCACGCCAAGCAACACCGAGATCAATCTACGCCAGATTGGTCAACCTGTTCACCCGTGAAGGGATTGAGATTGAAGCTAATGAAGTGAGGAGTAAATCATGAGTCCACAGGAAGAAGTGTTGTTTATTGAGCCGAATGCCTTTGCTCATGATGATGGCGAATGGGTTTACATCTACGTGGCTCAGGAAATAAACGAACCGTGCGGAACTTGTAAGCGCGCATGGAAGCGCAGAGAGCGGCGAACTAACAAACCCGCAATAGGAAGCGGCCCGATGTCCTCTCAGGCATGGGAAAGCGCGTTACGCACGCTGAAAGCTAGGGAGCAATCATCATGAGTGAACAAGACAACCAGCCACGCCCTGAGAGGCATGAGAGATTCGACAAGACAATCCCCGGTCGGCACCCTGTTCATTACGAGACATTGCCTCACGATAAGAATTGCCCTGACCCAAAGCGTTGTGATTGTGACTGCCACGGCTGCGTACACGCTCGCAATGGGAAGGTTTTAAGCGAAAAGAATCGCGCATGGTTCATCAAGACTTACGGGCTACCGGTTCGGTATCTATGCGCGAAGGATAACTATCAAATACCAGAGGCTTACTGATGAAACATCAAGACATGTTGAATAGAGCGAGAGCTAATGGAGTGCTGGTGGCGGAGTCCGCAGTTTTCTCCAGCGAAATAGAAAAACTAGAACAAAAAGCGGAACCTTTCATACAAGGAATTCGGCGCGGGGAACTCAGTCTCAAAGAGATAACGTCATGGCTGAGAGCCGGGCGCTCCAAGCAACTCTCTGAATGGCAAGCCGAAGAGGTTGCTCAATATATTGAAAGTGAGGTGCAAGCGTGAATAATGAGCATTCTGCTCAGTGCGCGATATTCATGCCGGCGATCCGTTCATGCGATTGCGGAGCGGACAAGACCGCCTCGGCCCAAGCAACGGCTGAGAGCGTGGAGCCGAAATGCGCCGGGCTGGAAGGCTGTCACGAACTAGAAGGCGTGATGTACGACTTGTTTGTTCACGATCCGAAGTGTCTAAAAGGAGCGGATGAGAGCGTGGGACAGGAGCCGCTAAAGTCGATGGACAGCGGCATTATGGAGTGGGGGCCAGTGACCGCGCAGGTACACGCAGTTGGGCCGCAGAAGTGTCCTATTCAGCCGCCAACGAAATCATTGCTGCGCTTGAGCGTGAAGGAGGAAAGGTAGATGGCTAAGGTTCACTATCGAATAGAGACAGGTAAATACGCTTGTGGTGTTGGCAATCGATTTACGTCGCAAGATATTTCCAGCGTAGGAACGGCTGTTGGCGTGACCTGCCAAACCTGTATTCAGCAAATAGAAACAGGCAGAATCTATCCTTGCCTAAAGTGCGACAAGCTGAGAACAAAGGCAGAGGGCGGTACGACGTTTACGGTATGCGAGGATTGCTGGAAGGATCAAAGCTAATGGCTGATGAAACAGAACTGCCAGAACCAAGCCGCGAGTCGCTGCGGTTCTTTCATAACTGGATGGTCAACGGAAACGGCGAGGCAAAGGAATGGCCCGTAGAAAATATCCGTGACGTGGCCCGAATGCTGGATGCCCACGCCTCCCGTGCTGTAGGTGAGCTGGAGTGGCAAGATATTGAGAGCGCGCGCCGAAGGATGGGACTAACAGAGCAGGAACTAGAAGAGATACGAAAGCGGTGTGAGGCGGCGACGCCGGGGCCGTGGGTGTGGGAATCGGACTCTCCAAATTGCGTTGGCACGCGAGGCAATTCCACCTCTCTTATTTGCGAGGATGGAGCGGATTCGTTCGTAGGGTTAACCGAACGCGACAACGAGTTCATCGCCCACGCCCGCGCAGACATTCCCGCCCTGGCTGATTCTCTCCGTGCTGAACGGGCGCGAATGCAGGAGAAGGTATGTTCAATTTGCAGTGACGCGACAGACATGGCTTGTGCGGATTGTCGAATCGATCTTAATACTACGGTCTATGTTTGCTTCAAATCAGAGTGTCGAGATCGCCATGAGCAGAATTGTCCGAAGCGCCTGAAGGAATCTGCCGATCAGGAGATGGAGCGAGTCAGGGCGTGTGAGCATATTGCAGAAGGTGATGAGGGATGGGAAACTCTGCGCAACCTTTGTCCAAGTACTGCTGCGGTTGCCGCGCTACGCGATAGAGCCACTCCACGCCCAATCATCTCGAAAATCGAGCGAATAGAACAGCGTAACAATCACGACTGCCTACGTTGCTGTATCGCAATAGTGACAGGGATACGCTATGAGGACGTGCCCGACTTCTGCGAGTCTCACAAAGAAGCATGGCCCAGTGCTTGCGATGAATGGTTGAGCGAGATGGGTTACGGCTTGCTCATGTTTGGCTCGTCGCCGCCTGACTTCGTTCCTTCATGGCTACCGATAATCGCTCAAGGCCCAACATCGATCTCGTCACGTTATCATTTTGTGGTCGTGACGGATGATAAAATCATCGACCCGTGGCCGTCGCAGCCAGGACTAACAGAAATCAAAGAGAGGTACGCAATCGTAAATAGCGGATCGCTGACGAACGGGTTTATCGACCATTTAGCAGCGCGTTACTCCGCCGCGCACGAAGAAATAAAGTCACTACAACAGCAACTCACCGAGGCGAATAGAATTATCCGGCTATGGGAAGATGATAGCCCGATAGTTGGCGAACCGATTGGAGAAACTGATGAGCATCAATAAACCACACCTGCCGCCGTGTCCGTTCTGCGGAGCGCCCGCGAAACTACAAAATTACAAGGATGCGGCTTTCTACGTGACGTGTACAAACAGCACTTGTGCGGCAATTCACAATTCGCCTGAGAAGGCAATCGAAGCATGGTCACGCCGCGCTTCAACAGGGACAGAGGAACAGATCGTCTACAACGTGGCGCAACGCGATCCTGGCTTCCGAAAACATCTAATCGCGCAACTAACCGCAATGGGCGAAGGTGTGGACAAGGGGCCGCTTCGTAACCTCCCCGCACCACCCAACCCCGCCTCCATCTGCGCAGAGATGGCGAGAGAGGCGGCGAAGAAAGCGGCAGCAACGCGCGAAGGCGACGTGTTTACGTTAGGGGCCGCAGCGCAATACAATGCCCAAGCCGACGCCCTCCGTGAAGCTGAGAGACGAATACGGGCATTAACTGTTGTTGGCTCAAACTCATGATATTGCATCGTAGTTACCCCTTTCAAGTTTCAGTGCTTTTATGATTGCCGCATCAATGATTGCGTGCTGTTCGCGGGTCATATAATATAAATCCACTTGCCCATAGCGGCTGTCTGTTGGGATAACAAAACATTGGCCCAGCACCCCGCCAATCGCCTCTGTCATCGCATCGGTCAGCGGTTGGATTGCCACCTTTTGTTCGGCGGTTAAATCGAGTGTTACCTTAATCATTAGCTATCCCTTCTCCGGTCGAAACCAAATCCACGCATACCATTCGCGTAGTTTATCGGTCTTAATCCAGTACCCGCCTTCATTGTCGATTTCGGTCTGACTGTGGAAATAACCGTCGTCGTCTTGGTTGAAGTCGCCATCCCAAAGTCCGAGCTTCTTCACTTCTGTGATTACATGAAGCTCGCGGGCGTTTCTAATTCCCGGTGGCTTAGGCCCGAGTCGCGGCCTGACGGTTTGCCCTACTGTTGGCTCCATTCTCATTTCCTCTCTCACTGAAAAGGTGGTTAGTGGTACTGAGGATCGTGTTTCTCAGATTCGATTCGCGCACCACAACGGCAAAATTGCTTTGCGGGTGAATGAGGTTGCTGTCCTGCGAGGCGTCACAAGGCAGGCTGTTTGGGCTGCAATCGCCGCAGGAAGGCTTCAAACGGTAGAGATCGACGTACCCAGCGTTCGGGTGCCTTTGAAGGCCGCACAGAGTTTTACAATCAATCCGAAGCGGCAAGAGGCTGGAAAGCGGAATCAGGCTAACGGGAAGAAGGCTCGCGGGAGGCCGAAGGTGAAATGAGCGAGAATAATAGAGAACAGGCGCGAGCAGTTCACAATCTGGGCGTGCAAATCGGCTTCGGAAATATGATGCACCTTGCGCGGGATGAATGGCGCGTGTCGCTGTTGAAACAAGACCTTGCGGGTGGAGAGTTTGCTGTGGGCTGTTGCGTTGCGCTCACCGTGCCTTGTGGCTGTACTTACCCTTGCGACTGGTGTAATGGCTGTGGATGGCTCACGCCGAAAGTAAAAGAGTTGCGCGACTCTCTGGGCACCCCTCAGGGGCGGAAGTGAGCAGACCGGTCGTATCTGAAAATAAATCAAAATAGGTGTTGACTTGTCTATATAGCTTGGCGTATAGTTCTGGGTATGGGAAACACATTCACTTGCGGGCATTCTCTTAACGCTTCTAACCCGGTTGATTATTTCGGGCGAGGTCAGGCGCGCGTTCGGCGCATCGCTGCATACTTTGGCCGCGTTTGTCCGGCTTGCGCTGCGGGGGCCGCTCGTAGTCGCTTCCGTTCGCTAACGTCCTCAATCTCAACTGAGCAAGAGTGGGTTACGCGAGCACTCAAATCTTATCATCCGCATCACCGGGACATGGGCGATCTGTGGCCGTGTGACTCTTACGATCACGATGATTGTGTTGGTCAAATCGAATTGCGCACCGGGGGCTGGAAGCGGTGCTCTTGCGATTGTCACAAGTTAAATTTGAGCGCTGCTAACACTAAAGAGCTGCGTCAAATGCCTGAGTCAACGTTTATCGAAGAGTGGACACGGCCAGCGGTGCTGCAACGGTTCCCATTTAACGATTTATTGGCCGAAGCTAAGCGACGTGGCTACAACGCTGAGGGCAGACAAGTAACGCCCGAGCCTGAACAAACGGAAGGATTATCATGCAACTACTAAGATACGAGAGACGCGGAACAGAAGTTTACATGGACGGTGAGCGAATTGGTACATGCTCAACGCCTGAAGCGGCTGACCAGATTGTTAACGCAGTGAACGCGGAATGTAATCGGATTGAGGTTGCCGCTAAACCGCGAGGTCGTACAGAAGCAGAGCAAGAGTTAGGCGAATTGCCGCGAGAATCGTACTCCGCGTGTGTCTTGGGTGAGCCGATGAACCACGGGCCGCAGCTTTATCGTTGGTGTGCAACTCACGATTGCTTGATGCTAATGTGTGAAGGCGTTAAACCATAACGGAAAGGCGTAAGAGCTAATGAAACGAGGGTATCTTTGCGATAACTGCGAAGAGGCGCATCCGATAAGTACATTGATTTTCCCCTGCTACGATTGCGAGAAGGAAATTTGCGATTCGTGTATGCACGGCTGGGCGACTTGCAAAGAATGTGCGATAGGCAAATCAGAAACAGAACTAGAAGCTCGGTTTCAAGCGGAACGTCAATAAAGGAAGACGAGTCAGGATGAATAAGACCCAAACACACGCCAAGCTCGTTCTTGACGAACTCGAACGGATCAACACTGTGACGCTTGCCGCGAGAGGATTGTCAGACGAGGCATGACTCAAACCCTTAAACAACTCCTCTGCCTCCGCTGTGGTCATAAATGGTGGCCCCGGTCAACGGAGAAGCCAAAGAACTGTGCATCGTGCAATTCACCGTATTATGACCGCGAGCGCGTAAGACCCCTTGAAGCTAAACAGCCTCACAAAAGAGTCTAAAGAAGGCAAGAGAAGCGCGATGGGGGAAGGGTGAGGGAAAGCAGGTGGAACCCGCCGTGCATTAGTAGGCTGGATCAAGGAAGGTAAAGTGATAGAGAGTCCCAATCGAGAAGCAAAGCGGGTAAAGTTTCGCAATCAGGTATCTCAGGAGATTGCCGAAATCGATCTGCGGCAGCTTGCCTTTGACCTGCATGGTAAAAACTTCCGAGATGCCTACTTAGACACTTCGCTTTGTTGGATTATCCGCTCTCAGGTTCGGCTGATTCGAGAGGATCGTGGTTGGACGCAGGAGGAGCTTGCCGACAAGGCGGGCGTGAGCTTTGCAACGATCAATCGACTAGAACATCTAGAAGTCGCAAGTTACAATCCGCAAATCGGCACGCTATTGAAGCTGGCTGACGCCTTTGACGTTGCGCTGATTGTTCGCTTTGAAGCGTGGAGTCAGTACCTTGCTTGGCTGGCCGAGATTAAAGTACGTGGAGTTGACGCGTTAATCCCGAAAACCCTTAATGACGAGTGGCCTGAACTTGAGAAATGGGCAACGCAAACCTAATCGTCACATTTCCCCTTGCCAATCTAGTGAGGGAGAGGGTAGATTAAAGTTCTAGTGAGTGCCGGTCTTGAAAATCTTACGATTAAGCAAAAGCTATTTGTCGAACACTACCTCGAAACTAAAAATGGTGTTCGCGCTGCTCAACTGGCCGGGTATAAAGGTAACTACGCGACCCTAAACGCAGTTTCCGTTGAGAACCTTCAGAAACCTTTAATCAAAGCCGCAATCAACGAACGCCTCAAGCCGTTTATACTTTCCGCCGATCAAGTCTTAACCGGGCTGTCGTCTTTTGCCGAAGCTGACATTGGTCAAGTACTGGAAGACGATGGCTCATTCAGCCTTGTTGAAGCTAAGAAGCGCGGCGTCTCTAAACTAATCAAGTCGCTGGCCTTCGATAAAGACACGGGCAAAGTTACAAAGGTTGAATTGTACAGCGCCCACGAGGCGAAACGGGATTTGGGAAAATACCATAAGCTCTTCACGGATAAAACCGAATCGATAGTTTTACCTGGTGACGATTCCGCTGAATCACTTCGTAAACGCTACATTGGGAAGTGTTTGCAGAGCGGCATTCCAGAACCCGAAGCCCAACTACTTGCAGATCGCGCATTTGCGGTGTTTTTGGTTGAGGATAAGACTGGATCGAGTGCGTCGTAATACGTGTTACGAGAAATAGCTTGCGTTATACGTGTGACCGTGTTACGGTGGGCGGTATGACAACCGAAAACCTGCGCACGCTGTGACGGTGATGACAGTTTCAGCAACGCTAGACAAAGAAATCGAGACGGAGATTCGCAAGCGATGGCTCGCGATCTTTACGCCAGATGATTTGAACCTGACGCCTGGGCAGGTTTTCGATGACGTAAACTTTCTGATCTTCCAACTGGATCGTTACCAGAAAGCGTACAACGAACGGGATAAACGCGATTGTCCATCATGCGAGGTTGAATTATCTCTCTACTGCTCACACTGCCAACAGGAATTTGAACAATGAAATTAGCATATTTCGCTAGATGGTACGCTAGAGATGGCACGATTCGAGAAGCCTACTTTGATCGATTGAAGGATGCTCGCGTTGAGGCGAAAAAGCACAAAGACGCAGAGGTTTATAAGCGCCAACCGCCATACGTACACGTGAAAAGCAAATGAACCCAATCTGAACAATGAAAACCGCTAAATACCTTTTACGCGAGACGGATTATGACGACGTTGTGTTGTCAGGCAGCCGTATTTCGCTCGCTGACATTTTCCCAAACGGCGTGTGTATTGAGATGCGCGGGGACGAAATCGTCAGCATTCGACACCCTACATGCGGAGACGATCCCGAGATGATGGCTCGGATTGAACGCGGCCTAAAACTTATGAACCAAGCGATTCTGAGCGAACGGAAATGAGCGAAATTAAGAAATCAGTTCTCGGTTCCGTCCGTCTGGATTCTGATATATGGGAAGCCGTGCGGGCTATGCCGCGTTCGTTGAATCAATATCTGCGATCTAACTTGCTCGGCGAGATGCGGTTGGCCCCGAAGGGGATGATCACGGTTGAGGAGCGGCAAGGGAAAGTTAGCGCGACGGTGAATGTGTTTTCTGAGCCGTTAGCTTCGCAAGGGCCGTCACGTGGAGTTGCGGAGAAGATGAGCACCCACAGACCACGCAAGCCACTGTTGAAGCCTAAGGAGCGGAAGTGAGAAAGCCGCTTTATTTGAAAGAGTTTGCGCTAGCCGTCGCTCGTGAGCCATTCTTCTGGATTGCGATGCTCGCTGCGACAGTTGCGATTTGGAAATACGGGTTTTAACTTTCCATTGCACCAAACTGAATTCAGGTTTACTATGCGTGCGTGATTGACGACTACACTAACGACCCTCGTCTTAAGCGCCTGATGGAAGCAATGAGAGCTGGCGCACAGCCGATAGAATCTCCACCTCCACAAATCAATCAAAGCATTCAGATGCGGCCCGAGTCGCTACAGACCCAGCCTCAAGGCGGAATGCCTGCGCCTGTGAGTATGAATGCCGCGATGTCCCAAGCCCCACTGCCTCCTGAGCCTGAGTACAAACCAAAACCTATTCGCGTGCGTCTTGGATCGGACAAAGGCTTACAAGGCATTGACAAATCCATTGAGGACTTGAAAACAGACGAGCGAGCCGCGAAAGACTTCCCGAGTAGTAAGGTAATTGATGGCGAGATTCTTCCGCCAAAGATGCACCACGGGTTAGGTGATCGCTTGAAGTCTATTGGTAAAGGTGCGCTCATTGCGATGGGTGAGTATGCCCGGACGCATCCAGGGGCGAGTGCGGCTGAGTTGCTATCGGCTGGTGCTGCGGGTGGGACGGTAGGAGGGGTTTCCCCGGTGAGTATTGACGCCTTACAGTCTCAAGCGCGTGTTGGCCAACATCGGCAGCAGGTAGGGAATGAAATCAGTTTAGAGGCAGAACAGGCGCAGCTAGAGAACCTTCGACAGAAACCGGTACTTGAGCAGGAGAAGTTGAAGGCTGAAGCCCAGAGACAGCAGGAGCAGAGTGCGCGTGAGCAATTCCGCATGGAAGAGACGGCACGGCACAATCGAGCCACGGAAACCAGGGGCGGCACGGTTAAGCCTCCACTCATTCGAGAGCGCAAGAAAGCGGACGGCTCAACAGTAACCTTGAAGTCCGATGACAACGGGCAGACATGGCAGGAAGTGCCGGAGCTGGCGTCAGAGGCGGTTACAAAGCCAGAGAATCGCGGAGTTGATAGAGATCAACTTATCAGCAACTACGACAAGCGCATCAAGGAGTATGAGACGAAGGCGGAAGGGTTGCGAAATCAGGCCAAGTCTGCGACGTATCAAGCAGACATAACCCGATTCAGCGCAGAGGCCGACGCGGCAGACAAGGCAGCATCAGACCTGCGCACGAAGCGAGATGTTGAAGCGGCGAAGCCGAAAGCTAGGCCAGGCCGCTATACGGGCCAGCGAATCAGTAAATCCAAACTCCCTGATGCCGCCAGACGGTTAGGCATGACAGCAGCGCAAGCCAGAGCATACCTTGAGCAGGAAGGTGCTACTATCTATTGAGATGCCAGATGATCCCCTTGCTGATTTGTTTGATCCCGTCGATCCTTCTGAGCGTGTAAGGCGTATTGCCCAACGCGCCCAAATTGCCCCTGACATTGCTGACGATTACCTCAAGACTACCCAGATAGAATCTGGTCATAACGTCAACGTGCGTGCTAGTTCAAAAGGCGCGTTAGGGTTTGGTCAAGTCATGCCCGACGTAAAAGGCGGTTCTGTCCGTACCGTGGGAGGGCGTCAGTACAATCTCAAGAATCCAGATGAGAATATCGAGGCAGGGTTGAGATACTTTGCTGAGGGTGGGGCCGACCCAACTTCGAGGCGTCTCTATTACTTCGGAGGGCCGAGAGCGAAACAGCACTATGAGCGCACCGGGCAGATACCGAATATCTCAGATGGAAACATGACAGCAGCGCAGTACGTGAAAGCTACGGGCGGACAAAGACCGAATAAACCCGTTGACCCGTTGGCGGATTTATTTGACCAGCCAGAACCGTCACAGCAACCAGCAGCGCCTGCCTCACCCGTCACCGTCAAGCCTCTCCGCCGTAGAGTGCAAGCACCGACTTCTGGCCGCAAGCTATTTGATCTCACGCCGCAGGAACAAGCAAAGTTAAGCGGCGACATGATGGGTACGGGTGCAGCGCAAGCTAGGTCAGCAACCGAAGCCAAGCAGTCACTACGCGGGCCAGTGGAAGCGTTAACTCGCATTGGCACGGCTGGGTTGCTACCGCCTTCGATTCTCGCCCCTGATGCCGTTGATTACGCGAATGAGATAACAGCTAAAGGCGCGGCGGGACTGCTCAAGCAAGGCGCGGGCTTGGCACGAAGTATCCCGCATGATCCGTTTCAACGAAATGCGGTTACAGAAGGTGCGGCTAATAAGCTGAATGAGACGGCCAATCGGCTTAATCGGGCCACGCAGACTATTGACCGAGACGCTAACCGTGGAGTCGTGAGCCAGACTGCTCAAGATGTCGCCGGTGGGGCGATAGCAAGTGCTCCAGCAATGATCCTCACGAGATTAGGTGTCCCTGCGCCGGTAGCGTTTGGATTGCAGTCATATCTTGAGGCGGAAGGTAGAGATGCGGAGTTCAAAGATATACTCAAGGAGACGGGCGTTGGCGCGGCGATTGGCGGGCTATTTGAAATTCCGCTACCAGTGAAGCAGGGACTTTTGAACGAGATTGGCCGAAGGTTGACTAAGGCTGGATTGGTTGGCGGTGGAACTGAGATAATTGACAAGATCGCTGGTAACGAGCCGCACGGAAAGAATGCCGCAGTTAACGCGTTATTTGCGTTGTCGGGCGGTGCTGAGAGGCCGGAATTAAGCAGAGCAGAAAGGATAGCAAGTGAACCAGCAAGAACAGAAAGCAGTACTGCGCAAGGTCAAGCAAATACTCCGCAAAGTGAAGCGAATACCATCGCCACTCAAGCGGGCGATCTTACAAGCGGACGCCGAGGTAATGCGGCAGATATTGTTAGCGCCAATGCCGAGCAGTTATCTCAGCCTGAATCAGTCCGGCACGTTGACTTACAACCTCGCAAAATCAGAGGCGAAGGCAAGGGTCAATTCAAATCAGAATCCCGTGCTGAAACCCTAGCGAGACAGACACAAGTTCAGGCCGCAACACCGGAAAGCGGAACCGCTTATCACGGCACGCCTCGCGGAGCACTTACGGAATTAAAGCCTTCGTCTAATGGGTATTTCGGCCCCGGCGTGTATATCTCACGCGATCCCGGCGTTGCTAAAACATTCTCCGATCTGTCTTATCACAGCCCTACAATGGAACCGCGTGGCGATGGAACTTTTCAGAATATCAACACAGGTGAAATTCTAAATCCAGGTGCGCCAAAAGTGCTGAAGGTAGCCTACCGCGATCTCAACCTTAAACAGATAACAGCAAGCGAATTCGACAAAGAAATCGAAAGTCTCAGGGACAAAAGCGGCGTATTACCACTCAATTACGAGGCGTTAATTCAAGATCGATACGTTAGGCAGGGTTATGACGGCCTTGACATTCCTGCCGAGGCGAATTTTGCCGAACCGCAGGTTGTAGTTTTCCCTCACGCTGTTGCGAAATTAAGTATCGCATCCAATTTGCAAGGGGCCGCAACACCACCCGCACAGTCGGACATAGTGCAACCGACAGAATCCGCTACGAGTGCCCCGATAAAAGCTCCGCCGACAGAGGGCGCACCGCAAGCGCAATCTACGCCCTCTCTTTCCACTCCTACCGCAGTTCCTGAGCAGGGAGTATCTGTACCTGAAGGGACGGTGCTTTATCACGGGCGACGGCGTGCCCAAGATACTGTGCGCCCCGGCTCGATGTTGACCAATCAGCCAGAGTGGGCAGCGGGCTACACAACGAAAGTTGATCCCGCTGATCTGTCGGAGCAGTTCGTTGGCAAAGTCCACGAAATCCCGTTCACGTCCAAAAACTCACTTGAGGCAAAAACCCTCCACGACGCTGAACAGTTGCTGATATCGAAAGCGACAACAGTTTTGGGTCGCGCACCCTCGACATTGAAGGAAGCCGCCGAAGCAGTTCACCGAGATACTGGCGCAGACGCGATCATTGTGAAGCGCGATGGCGCGATCACGGACGCGATTTCACTTATCGAGCGCCCTGTATCTGCTAAACACAACCCTGAAGATGTGATTGCGCGTGCTCAGGCTCAAGGCGCGAGGGTGCCGGAGAATCTTTTGCGCGCCACCTCCCCTCAACTAGAGCCTAAACCCACAGAGGCAGGTGCGGCTGAGGGAGTGACGGCTACTCCTGTGATACCCCCTGACCCTTACTTCACCCCGGAACCGGCCACGACGGCAGCGAAGAAAGCCTCAATGGGCGCAGACCGTGAAGCCCTAGACCTGCCTGAACTCCCGAAAGCTGAGCGCAAAGGATGGCAGCAATCATTAGCCGCTGCGAAACCGGAACGCGCGGGACTGCTCGCAGATGAAGTGCTTAACAAACCCCGCTCACTGAATGATGAGGAAACGGCTTCTTTGGTTGTGCGAGCGCAGGAAATCAAGAATGAGCACTCTCAGGTAATGAAAGCAATTGGTGACGCGACTGATGCTGAGACGATCCAAGCGAAACGATCTCAAGCAGATGCGCTAGAGAGGGAATTTGACCGCATCACGCGAGCGACGAAGGCTAGCGGAACGGAAAAAGGCCGCACTCTCGCGGCACAGAAACTTACCATTAACCAGGATTACGATCTCGTCTCGTTAGTACAAAGGGCAAAGGCGGCAAAGGGGCGAGATTTGACCCCTGATGAGCGCTCCCGATACGAGCAACAAGCCCAGAAGATTACCGACCTTGAGCAGCAACTCACAGAAGCAAACGACAGAGCAAAATCCGCGCAGATTCAGAAGCAGATCGGGAGAATTCAACGTCAAACACGCCGGGGAGAGACGAAAGCAGTATTAGACGATGAATTCGCCTCGCTGAAAGCACAATTAGCGCAAGCAAAACTAGAAACTCGCTCCGGCGTGCAGCCTTCTCTGCTCGCGGCTATCGATCCGGAAGGCAAACTCACGCCAATTATTGCGAAGATGGCGCGCAATCGGGTTAAAGCCGGAATTAACTCTGCGGAAGCCCTTGTGGATGAAGTTTACGGTGCCGTTAAAGACCATTATGACGTTTCCAGAGATGAAATCGCTCAACTGATTCGCGGCACGCTTCATCAACCTGATGATGTATTGAGCCGCTGGGACAAGAACCGCCAAACTCAACTATTGAAACAGCAAGCCGATTTGGAATCCCGCATGGCGACGGGAAACTACGCCCCCAAGAATCCACGGCAAACACCGATTTACAATCGCGAGACTTTCCGGCTACAAAAAGGCGTCAATGAACTCAAAGCAAAGTTTGACCGTGAAATGTATCGGGCGAATCGAAGCACAGCAGGGAAAGTAGCCGACACTGTTGCGGGATTTGGCAACATCCCCAAGACGATGCTGTCTATGGCTGATGTCTCTGCTGTCATGCGTCAAGGCGGAATCGGTGTCTATCAGCATCCGATTCTCTCTGGGCGTGCGGGGGTGGATATGCTCAAGGCGTTTACATCACATGGATTTGCAAACGTAGAGAATGCGATTAAAAACAGTCCGCGATTCGATCAGGCCAAGCGAGCAGGGGTGGAGTTTACCGGAGTTGATAAGGACAGTCCGCAGTTGTCGAAACACGAGGAAGGGTATTTAGGGTCAAGCGCGATAGACACGCTAGCAAAAGGGAAAGTCAACCCTCTCCGTATCGTGAAAGGTGTTAAAGACTTCTCAGAACGAACCTTTGTATCCTTCCTTGATTCTCAGCGAATGCGAATCTTTGAAAGTCAGGCTAAGGCTTTAGAGGACATGGGATTGAAAGGTAAAGACCTGGATGATGCTTTAAAATCTCAGGCAAAGTACATCAACATCATTACGGGAAGGGGATCGCTGGGAACGAAAGGAAACCAAGCCGCACCGGCATTGAACGTTGCTTTATTCTCTCCGCGTCTAATTGCTTCACGGGTACAGTTTCTCAACAAGATGTTCAATCCCGGTTCATGGGCCAACACTCCCAAAGGCGCAAGACGTTTGCAGATGGCGGACAATGCGAAGTTTCTCTTTGGCGTAGCATCAACTTTAGCGTTAGCGAAAGCAGCGGGCGCTAATGTAAATCTCGATCCTGACGATGCGGATTTCCTGAAAATCAAAGCGGGTGAAACTCGTTACGACATGCTGGCAGGACTACAACAACCAATGAGATTCATGTACCGCATGAGTCGAGCAATTAAAGGTGGCGAGACTTACGAAGGCGCAGACAAAGGAAAGATTGCAGCGGACTTTGCACGGTCTAAAGCCGCGCCGGGATTTGGGTATGGCTGGGATTATCTGGAAGGTAAGAATAGGCTTTCAGGAAAGAAGTTTGAAGCCGGAAAAGACTTAACTAGAACGCTCATTCCACTTCCATTTCAAGATTTTCAAGAGGCGATTAAGCAGGATGGGGTAGTTAGGGGAATCGCAGAAGCATTTCCAACTCTATTTGGTGTGGGAGTGCAGACCTATCAATCTTCACCGGAGAAGCCTGTAACGAGAGCGGAGAAGTTGGCGCGTAAATTCCTTGCCGATCAAATGTCGCCCGACGAGGGACGCACGCAGGAAGAAATAGATCAAAGCCAACAATTATCAGAACTGAGAGCGCAGTCACGAAAAGGAATTGACGTTTCAAAATCGCTTGCAGCCCTAAAGTCGCAAGGCGTGATTAACGATAGGAAAGAAAAGAGTATATTATCGTCTCGTGGTCAAATGAGATTGCAAGAAGATGTAAAGCGACTACCCTTGTACGATCCGAAACACCATAAAGACGCGCTGACTGTGTACTCGACCGCAACGCTTGAACAGCAGGAAGCGTTGAAAAAGATTATCAGTGAGAAAGCGGCTGCGGTCGATTTGTTACCACTAGAGCAACAGAAGGAAGTGAGAGACAGACTAATCAGCTATGGCTTCAAACCCGGTCTGTCTATCCCAAAGCGCCCTGAGCGTCCACAACGGCCAGAGAGGCCGAATCCGAGAGCATGGAGTTATCAGCAATGAGTAAAAAATCGACCCCAGCGCTGTGGGCGAATTCGGTGTTTGAACTGCGTGATGCTTACCGCGCATTTCGACAAGCGATAAGTGAACACCCAGATCGGGCAAATCTTGTACGCCGATACGAAGAACTGCTTTACAAGTTTCAGCAAGAGTGGGCGACTGAGCTACCACAGGAAGACCTACCACAGGAAGATGGAAAATGAAACTACTACTCATTCTACTTACACTTTCGCAACCTATCATTGTTTGCCCCGGCGACATCACGCGCTACAACGATCAGAACCAGCGGTACGCGACAATCATAATCACCCCCGCCGTAGCTCATGATGATTCCGGATCGCTAACAGTTATCGGAGCGCGGAGCGACAACTTGCCTTTGACTAATCCCTTTCCTCTTGGTCACACTTCAATTCTCTGGAAGGCATCTAACCCTGATGGCGTGGCGTCATGCGCGCAAACGATTATCGTTATGCAGGTAGGAAGCGGGAAGCGTAGAATTAGGAGAAATCCATGATTGAACGATGTCCCTATTGCGGCAAGCGGCACGAAACGGGTGATGCGATTTATTTCGACACGCCAATCAAGATGTGCCCTGAGGTGCCTGAAAATATGATCGTTCCGTACAATAAAGAACCTGTGACTGTGTACGGGCCACAAGGTGAGCGATTCGAGTCTTACCGCTATGTGTTAGCAGGACTGGAGAAACGCGCATGATCCGACGTAACCCTTTAACCGATGTTTCACTCGCGCCTTATCAAGGTGGCATGGCAGACTTTCCGTCACCTCCACAACCTCCCGCGAACTTCGGCGCACCGCCTGAGCTAAACATTCAACCAATGGACATGCCGGTTCCGCCCCAACCCCCGCAGGAAGGCGGCATGGGTGACGCCATTGGACAACTCGGCACAGCATTCATCAACCGCCCTCGCAAACCACGGGCAAGTCAGATGTATGATAGTCCGGTTTCGCTCAAAGGATTTGACACGGCATGAACGATGATCTCCTAACCGCTGCGGATTTACTGTCACGTCATCGCTGGGGACGGCGCGGGAAGGGTATGTGCGCCGTGGACGCAATTAAAGCTGTCACGGGAGGGGTAAGCACTGAAAGATTCAGGCTTGCCTATAACGCTCTAGGGCGAGTGGTTAAATGTCCCCGAAACACTAATCTGCATGATTGGAATGATCGGCAACCAAATAAACGTGCCGTGCTAAGAGCCATGCGCAGAGCGTAGTCATGCCCTCCATCCTTGATGATCCTATCCTTGCGGAGGTGATACATGAGCAGGTGTGGGCTGAGTTGTGGCCCTCTATGCCGCCAGAGATGAAAGCTAAGTGGCTGGAATCTCTCGGATGGGACGGGTGGATTAAACGATACTTTCCGAAACCCTTCTCACGTCCATTTACCAGTTATCAAAAAGACTATTGGGATTGGGGCTGGGCCATTCAGCCGGAAACCTACTACCGTGCGCGGGTTGAGTGCGAACCGCGCGGAGTGGGTAAGAGTACGTCCGCAGAGACGCTGGTTGTTATGTTACTCGCTCGCAAGCGGAAGATGTCTATTGGGTATGTCTCTGGTACGGACGACAAAGCTACTAAACACTTTAATTCCATTCGCCGCAAACTTGAGAACTCCCAACTGCTTCAAGACTACCCGCACTTAAAACCACGAGTTCAGAAATATCGCAACGCTTTCAACTCGTGGTCACAGGATCGGCTCCTAACCGAAGGCGGGCAGACGATTATTCCGATCACCTTACAAGGTTCTAATCGAGGATTTAAGTCAGAGGATGATACGCGCTTCGATCTCATCGTACTGGATGACATTGACTCTCTCGGTGAAAGCCCTGACGTGATTGCGAAGAACCTGGAACTACTAAAATCTGAAATCATCTTTGCGGGATATGCGAACACCACAATTCTTTTTGCACAAAACCTGATTCATAGAGACTCGATTTGCGCAATGGTAATGGATCACCGGGCAGACATGCTTTCAGATAGAGACTTCAAAGGGCCGTATCCTTTAATGAAATGGTATGACGCGGAGAAGGTCGATCTTCCTGACGGTGGGAAACGATGGACAATTACAGCAGGAGAAGTGTTCGATCCGGCTATTCCGTTGGAATACTGCGAATCAGTTCTAAACCAGATTGGGAAAGACTTATTTGACCGTGAAGCCCAGCAGGACGTTACGAAGGTTGGGGAAGATAAAGACTTTCGAGAGTGGGATGAGGTTTATCATATCATTACCCGATCTGAGATGGCGCGGGGTTTTCCATATGTTGAAATGCAGGATGAAAACGGGTTCTTTATTCCGGCGAGATGGCACAAAGGGCGAGGCTTCGATACTGGAACTACCAGAGACCATCCCTCCGCCGTAGCCTTCGTTACCCGCCCTGACAAGACTTGCCCTCACGATGATTCTCACTTTGTTATCGGGGAAGTTGTACTACCGAAATTTCCCTATGACCCAAGTATCCCAGCGGAGTTAGTGAGTCCCGGACGGGTCGCGGCCGCAACGAAGTTATTTCAACAACACATGAGGATTGAGGAAAGACAGATAGAGCAGTCAAAACTCTCTCACGAAGCGTCCTCAGTGCAAAACACGCTGATGATTGACTTACCGGAAGAGTTGCAAATCTTCTATAAGAAATGGAAAGCAGCAAGAGGTTCAGGTGTACCGCAGATACAAAATCTCTTGGAAGTGGATAAGAAAAAACCCCATCCATTCAGAAAGTACCCAAAGGGCCATCCTCACGCCGGGATGCCAATCATGGGTAAGCCTCGTATGTACTTTGTGGTGGCGGATGGCCAGGGGGAATTGTATTTAGACGGCAACGGGAAGCTGCGAGTTACCGGCGCGAAAGATGCTGATGGTCTAGCTCGGTGTCGTTATGAAATGCCGCTGTACTCGCATCGAAATACAGGACAGAAGAAGATCGACGATGATTTTGTCGATGGCCTGAGAGGCTTGATGTCCACCTTCGGCGTGGATGCTGATGCGTTGACGGAGCAAGAAGAAATCCGAGCAGTGACGCCAGAGAAGTACAGACCTGAAACATTGAAGGACGACTACAGCCCTGAGCGTGAAATGTCGATAAGTTTTCAGTTGGCCCAAGCTAAAAAGAAGGTACAACAAAACGCGGCGTGGCAGATTTTCGACGACTCAGGCAATTTGGTGCAGGAAGATTCATATTGACGGGCAGAGGTTTTGGTAGCAATATAAGACCCGATGCCGAACAAGGCCACGTCTAAATCTCAGTTTCGGTTATTTCAAGGAATTGCACACGGCTCTATCGGGTCGAAAGGTTCTCTTACAAAATCGAAAGCAAGTGAGATGTTGGGCCATCAAAGTCCAAAGGGGTTGCCGGAAAGCGCTCCAAAGAAATTCCGCCACAAAGCGAGGTTCCCGAAACCGTGAACGAATTCGCCCCAACCATAATCTCGCGCGACATGCGTTTGCTTCTACGCACTGACACGGCTCTCTATGTTGAGACAGTTGAGCAAACCTTTGCGATCACCGGAGGCGTCAACATTGAGCGCCGATTACTTCGTAAGGAGTTTCAAGATGAAGAATAAATCAACTAAAGCACCTGTAGAGGCCCAGCCCGTAAAGAACGCTGCGAGTAAGCCGGCAGTGACCGTCACAGGTGCGCCCGCATTATCTCCCGCGCCATCGCCATCTGCGCCTGTAATCGTGCACGGCGCTCACGTCGAGTCGCGTCAAGCGGCGGAACAAAAGAACCCTGATGTTGCAGCGGAAGCATCTGTACCTTTATCCCTGTTGGACATTGCACGTCTCGCGTGGGATGGCGTGAAGGACATCAGCGACCCTGATTTCGATCACTGTGTTGCTACGCACAAAGAGAAATATCTTTCTCACGCGCAATCAATCATTAACGGGAGTGCGCCGCAGTCTGGCGACACTCGATTAGCTCAATTTGAGCAAGCAGTTTCGAGAATTAACAAGGAGAAAAGCTAATGGCTGCACCTGTAGGACTTCATGCTGACGCAATTCCTTTGAATCGTCTCGTTGGCGATACCGTCTTGAGCGCGGGAAATGTTTCGACTAATAGCGGGTATGCCCTGCTTACGGATTCTAGCGTGGCGGCATCCGATACTGTGGCGGGCCTTATTTCCGCCGTGGACAACGCAACATGCCACGCGGATCAGGTTCCGATGAAAGCCCGCACCGACTTGGCAATCACGCTCGGCACGTATGACGGCAGTTTTACGGATGCGCGTGTCTTGTCACTGACAACCGTCACGGGCTTGGTTCAACTGACGAACGCCACAGTCACGGATTCGATCATTCAAGCTGTGCCAGAGTAAATGCCTTTCTTCGTTTCGAGGAGAGAACTTCGCCGATTGGAGCGTGAGCTATCCGCCGCGCTCCGTCGTGCTGCGGAAGCAGAGCGAAGGCTTGAGAGTGAGCGAAAAGCGCGTGACGTGCTGAATCTGGCCGTACTGGATCACGCCGCGACGAAGGACAAGAACTACGCTATTTCCGCGAGACTGCCGCAAGAGGCCCAAGCCCAGCCAGAAGAGACTCAGGAGGCTTACCACGAACGTCTCAAGGCTGGCTATCCCGACCTATGGGGAGCATATCAACAGTTTGCCATAGACGCAGGGAAACCAGAGTCAGAGGCGCTGGATTGGCTGGATCGGCATCATAGGGGATTGCCGATGCCGTTTGAGTTGCAACAGGAGAATTAAAATGACGAGAATTGAGGAAGTAGAGCAAGCCTACACAAAGGCTGTGGAATTGGTACAGGCGTCAGGAGATACCTTTGGGGCCAGATTACCGGAGGTTGCGCTTGACTACACGCGGCTGATTTTAGGCGTAACGGATCGAATGTTGGATCAGTTTCCGTGGCATAATCTTACGGCTACGGGCGCGGAAATTGCTGAGAAGCATCTTTCGTAATGGCCTTCCGCTTCACCTTCACACACGAAGATAAGCCAATAGAAACAGATTGGTACGTTGAGCAAGCCGTCTTTACTGCTCCGATGTTAATTGGCACGCTAAGGGCGATATTTCCCGACGCAGAGATAGCCACCGAACGGGCAAATAGGCTGGACGCGAAAGAGCCTGACATGAATCAGGTGACAAAGGATTTTCTAGCACTGAAAACTTAATCTGAATGACGTTCCCCTATGTTAAAATAAAGCGACCCGTAATGACGTTTGCGCGTCACGGCGGGTCTATCACTGAACGCTACTATCGAGGAGTAACGCCAATCGGCTACATTGTTCGCCGTAAGCACTATTCATCTGTGGTATAAATGGCGGCACCTCAACAATCAATTGGAAATAATCCCTCGGCAAACTTAGCTCCTTTGCGTCCCCTTATCGATCTCCGCGACGGGGCCAAACTCCCAAGCAGCAAAATCACAGACGCGCTCAAAAAGAAGTTTCAATACTATTGGAATAAAGATTCTCTTGCATGGAGATCAATCCTTAACATTGGAACTCAGGTGGAACTTTTTTTCGCGGGCGACCAGTTTCCGGTTCGTAACCCAATTTCAGGCGCGTGGTCAATAATTCCCACCGCGAATATATCCAACTCCAATTCGCAAAAAGCTGCATTGAACATCATGCACAATTACTATGCGAATCTAGAGTCTAAGTGGGTTGGGTCAAATCCAGACATCCTCGTGCGACCGGGAAAGAATGTTGACCAATGTGCTATCGCTGCTAAGGGCGGGCAGGTAGTTTGGGACTACTACAATCGCAGATTCTATTCGCCGTGGTACAACAGACAGGAATGCCGAGCAGGAACGACTTTCGGAACTTACCTCAATCGCATTCGCTATGACGACTCTGTTAAGTCCATGTCCATCATTCAGGATGTGTTTGAAACGAAGAATGTCCAAATGGGAGATGGGATTGGGGCATGTCCCGACTGTGGGAAGATTGGCCCAGCGCAAGACTTTGCTCAAAACCCCGAAGGCGTTGAGAACTTTGGCGGGAATGTTGGAATCTGTCCTGACTGTGGAGGGATGGCCCAAGTCGAGCAACCACCTTCGGATGACTTTCAATCTGTCTCAGGGCAGAAGACCGAGGATCGCGGCGAGTTTGTTTGCGAGCAATTACCTTTAGCGTCCTGTCGTTGGGACTTAATGAGACGCGCGGAAGAGTCCTCATGGTTCATTTACCGTCAAGAGACTACGAAGGGAGCGTTACAGCGGGTCTTAGGTAATGTGAGGATTCCCGGTGAACCGGGTAATCAGGAAAGCGGGATGCTGGATGGGCTGTCTCAAGTGAGAAATCTCGCCTTTGCTGGTCAAGCCGTTGGAGGGTTCGCACATGGAAATTGGAATGAGATGAGCCAGTACCTCAAAGAGAGAGTTGCATTCGATGAGATGTGGCTGAGTGCGAATGACATCGCGGACATCAACTTACAAGGCGATGAGAAAACCGTAGGTGGTGAGACGCTACCACAAGGAAAGTTGTCAGACGTATTCCCTGATGGTCTGTGTGCGGTAGGACTTAACGGCATGGCGGTAATTCTTGGTCTGTACGGCGAGACGCATAAATCTCAAATCTCATCGGGGGTGTGGTACATCAAGGGGCTGTCGGGAGCGGGGAGGGGATTAGCTGACTCCGTAGAGGTTCAAAAGCAATTTAATCGGTTCGCAAACCAGCAAGCAACTTACCATGACACTATCGGCACTCCTGCTATAGGCGTAGATAAGCAAATCATGCCAGCAGGGCGAGCAAAGTACATCGGCACGCCAAATATGAACATCCCGTTTGACCTGACTAAACTCCCCGAAGGCCGAGCAATGAAAGACGCGCTGTGGCAGTTTCAAGCAGCCCCGTTTCCAGCAGCGGCAGTTCAATACTACCAACAGATGCTTAACGTGGTGGGACAAAAGACTTCGGGGGTCACGGACTACAATCAAGGTGAGCCGGGGATCACTCAAAAGAACACTACGGCGACAGCAGCAGAGATTGACCAGTCAAATGCAGACGTATTGAATCAACCTATCTTTCAAGGGAAAGCAGAACTCAGAAAACGTAACGCTGAAATTACGATGAAAGAGTATCCGAAGTATTTCCCGATGAAGCGATTTCTACACATTGCCGGGAAGTTCGGGGAGCAACAGGGCGTGGAGTTGTACGGGTCTGACTTAGAGGCTGACTTAATTTGTGAAGTGGTCACGAATTCCGAGATGCCGAAGGGGCCATTTACGCAGAGAAAGAACCTTGCGACGTTGTTTCAAATTACACAGGGAGGGTTAGGATATTCTCAGTTGAAAGCCGCCGATCCCAAACTCGCCGCGAATCTCATTCAAACCTTTGACGTGGATTTAGACGATGACAGTTTTGAGGATGTGGCTGATTTGTGTCGTAAGCGATTAGACATGATGAAGGACGCGATGAATGCGGGGGTGAGCGATCCGGTCGCGTTAATCTCCGCAATTCAACCACCGATTAGTCGGGTAGAACCGTATCTTGATCAGAAAGGCCGCTGGTTTAGTGAAGTTTTAGACCATGATGAAATGCAGCAAGCGCCGATGCCGCTCAGACTCGCAGTAGAACTACTAGCCGCCGGGCAATTCATGGGTGCGGTACAGCAGCAATCCACAATGGCGGCAGGACAAGGGCAAATTCAGGTTGCCGCTGCGACCCCCGGCGCGATGGCGCAGCAATCTATGCAGCCAGAACCCGAACAGCCTCAAGTATCGCCAGATGCGCTAGTGAAAACGCAAGCAGACGCGCAGCAGCAAGTTGGGCAGCAGCAAGAGGCTGAACGTCAAAGACAGCACGAATCAAAAGAGTCCAACGCCCAACGTGCGCACGATATTAAGATCAAGAAAATGGAAGTTAAGAGCAAACAAGGAAAGAGCAAATGATATAATGGCCTGAACGGATTTAGCGTCCGTTCAGGCCTAGCCATAACGCTTATTGGAGGTAAGCGCAATGACCGATAGTATCTTAAGTCAGAATGACCTTTGCGTAAAATGTAAAAAGCGGGCGCGGCAAGAAGGGTTACGCTACTGCGCGCCTTGTTTGGAACGCTACAGAATTCAGCGTGCACATCTTCGAGCCAATAGTTTTTGCCTTAGTTGCGGCAATGGCGTTCTCAGTGCCAGAAATCAGACTCTGTGCGTCCCCTGCGGGCATAAAGCACGGCAGAAACGAGCAAGGCGCGTTTTACAAGCGCGACAGAGTGGCTTATGCACTCGCTGCGGTAAACGACCGCGTTTGGTTGGTTACAAAAAGTGCCAGAACTGCCGCAAAGCAGAAGTGGCTTACCATGACAACGCGGATCGCGCGGCGAAATGCTGCCACTGCCATAAGCGCAATCGGGCAGACGGATTTACCACGTGTCAGTATTGTTTAGATAAGCATCGAGCGCGCAACGAAGCCAAGAAAGAACAAGGTCTTTGTCGGTATAGTGCAAACTGTAGAAACCGAACAGAAAACGCTCTGGCTTATTGTGAATTTCACCGACAGCGCGGCATTGAGCGCAATACGGCTCGGCGTTACGCACGCAGAAAGTTAGTTATAGATACATATGGAGGGCGGTGCAACTGTTGCGGTGAAAACGAATTCAAGTTTTTAGCAATAGACCACGTAAACGGTGGTGGACAGAAAGAAGGTGCGTTTGGGCCGTTTCTAGTACGCCGCGTGATAGTGGAGGGATTTCCAGAGAGGTTTCAGATACTTTGTCACAACTGTAACCACGCGAAGGGTATATACGGAACTTGTCCGCATAAGACAGCAGACCTTGTAATTTGATAATGGACACCACCACTCAATTTGAGATGGCAAAAGCCCTCGCGGTGATTGATACGCTAGGAAGAAATCTACCCACTGAGGAAGCGTTGAACCTTTTTCGGCATGTAGGAACGAGACAGGAAGCATTACGGAAACGACTCAGCCGAGAGGGTGCGTTCAAAACAACTATTGCGCAATCATCGGGAATAAAGGTATTATCCGCTGTTAGTGCCGTGAAAGTCGGCTGACAATTTTAATACTGACCACTCTTAACTGAGGCGTCGCGTGAGGAGATTTACGAATCTCTTGACGCGACTTTTTCATTTAAGTCGTAAAAGAAAATATGAAAATCAAACTAAATCTACTATCTTTCCTTCAATCCCTTAGCTTCGGCGACGGTGAAGAAGGCGGAGGTGGTGGTGGCGTAGTGTCTTCTCCTGACACAGTATCTGCGGATACGGCATCCTCGCCAGATGCGCTTGCGGAGAGCGGTTCTGAATCGCAGTCCAGCGTTACGGACTCAGAACAACAGACGGCTTCAACTGGGGACGATCCGCTAAAGGACGTTCCGACAATCGAGGAATTGCAAGAGCAGGTCGCCCAAAAAGTGCCCTATGCTCAAGCCCTCGCACAGTTGCGGCCAGCTTACGAGCGAACGAAGCAGGAACTATCACAGTTTGACGCATGGAAGCCTCTTGCTGAGAAGCAAGTCGATCCATCGGTAGCTTTAGCAAACCATGAATTAGTGTCTCTGCTTCACAGTCCGGTCGAAGGGAAACCTGACGAGTACACAACTAAACCTTTTCTTGAGCGGCTGGAAACAGAAAGCCCCGGTTCGGTGGATCAAATCTTCTCCGACCTGCTTTCCTATCCTGTGCCCGGTCAAGACGGGAAGTTAGATACTCTCGTCAGGCATCTCTACCGATCACACGGACTGAACCCCGACAACATCGCCCAATATCAGGCGTTGGACAAGGGAACGCTCGGCATCGCAAGCGGAATTGTAAGTGCTGATGACCTTGCGAAGATTGACCCGCAGTTTCACGATGCCTTCAAGGCTCTATCTCCGGCAAACCGAACAGACATTCTTACGTTACTTCAAAGTGGTAGTGAAGTTGACCGCTTGAATGTGGCTGAGAACCTGCGGAATGCACAGTCGGCGTTGGAAGCTCAGAAGTTTCGTGAGCAGATTGAGAATAACCAAAAGTCTCAGGAGCAAGCCCAACAGCAAGCCCTTGAGCGTGAAATCCAGTCTGAATCAACTGCGGCAATCGAGCAGGTTACATCTGAGATTTACAATTCCATCAAACAAAGTCTCGCTTCCCAAATAACCGTTTCTTCCGATCCGCTAATCAACGAATCCTATCAAGCCGGAGTGATGAGCAATCTCTATACGCTTCTCGATCCGGCAGGGAGAAAGCTCATTCTCGAACCCTTGCTAGCCAAGATGGGCGTGAGTTTGGATTCTACGATAGCGGGGGTACAGGTGCCGTTTGACCAGACCGTTAATCGGTTGGCTGAACGCACCGCAGCGGCTAAGAGGTATGAGAAGTACGGCGACCAGATGAGGGCCAGACAGGCAATGTCTGAAGCGTCTCAGGCCCGCCAGCTACTTACGGCAAAGCTGAACCAGATAGCTTTGAAACTCGCATCGCCAACTGCGAATTTAGTTAAAGGAAACGGTAATGCGGGGGCAACCGCCCGTGTGGTTCCAAGTGGGAACGGAGCGCAGTCGAAGTCTGGCGGCAATCCGTTTGATCTTCCAGCAGGAGTCCAGCCTTTCAGCCGAGAAGCTGACGAGCATCATGCAAGAGTGCGGGCGATGTTATCGCAAAATTAGGAGAAGACAATGGCAAATGTAGCTTTTAGTAATCTAACAGACTTGGAGCGCCAAGCTGTCGAGAAAGAAGCCCGTGATCTGTTTGAAAATAACACTCCGGGTTGGTCGGCATTTCAGAAAGGAACGGAGAAGCCCGCCTTTGGTGAGAAGGGTATCCGTATTCCCTACTACTCGCAGCGTCCGGGTGGGCATACGTGGTATGTACCCTCTCAGTCAGACTTTAATGCTGCCGTCCCACTTCAGACCGTGAGCATGTGGGTCTATCCCACGATGTACGCGCTTCCCGTAGTTTGGCAGGGGTCGGCAATTCAGTCTTTTGAAGTCACCCCCGAGAACAACATTCAGGGTTATCGTCAAATTATGGGTCAGTACACTCGCGCAGCCCAGAAGATGATTAACCAGTTGTTCTACGGCGACGGAACCGGATCGCTGGCTTACTCCGCGTCAACTATCTCATCTCTGGGTAGTCAAACTTTGGCGGGAACAACCGCAGCCGCGACTACAGCAGGACAGACTAAGGGCACGATGTGGCTGTTGGCTGGCCAGACGTATCAGGCCATCAACACCTCCACCGCTCAAGTGCGAGGGACGTTTACAGTAACAACTCCCGGTACTTCGTCTTGTACGATCAATCTTAGCTCCGGCACGATCAGTTCCGGCGATCCAATCGTTACCGTGGGCGCGTACCAGATGGCGATGAGAGGGTTGGCTTGGCTGATTTCAGACCAGACCAGAACTTTTCAAGGACTGAGCACGTCGGCCTTTCCTGACCTCAACGCCCCGGTAGTTGACTTGGCTAACGCCTTGTTGACTCCCGCTGCTATCGAGAACGGGAAAGCTCTGCTCCAAACCCGCAACAACGATCCGAAAGCTAAGGGCCACTTGAGTGCCTTTATCACTCCGGGTCAGTATTCCACCATCAAGAAGCAGGGCTACAATCTTGGCTACTATCTGAGAAATGAATCCTCATCCGACACGATGAAGGGTGTGCAGTCGGAGTACACGGACGGGGACACGACTTTCTGCCTTGACGCCGACATGGACGAAGATCGGGTTTACTTTGCCCAAAACGACCAGATGCGTATCTACGAGATGATGCCATTTGGGCCGTATGACAAAGACGGTCTGGACATGAGAATGATCCTCGGTGCCAACGGAACCGGATCGGACAACTGGCAACATGCGATTGGCCTCAAAGCGAATCCGGCGAGTCTTTATCCGAGGGCCACGATGTTCATCAAACGAGCACAGTTGCCCACGGCCACGCAAGTTACTTCGGGTCTTTAGTTGAGATGCGCTATCGGGAGGCCAGCGCGACACAGTGGCCTCCCACTTTTACTAAGGAGAATGCCATGAGTCTATTCAACACTGCGAATGTCGTAACACAGGCCAAAACCACATCTTCGTCCATCGCCACTACGGACGATCTCACTGTTTACACCGTTACCGCTCCCGCAACTGCGACCTTGCCAGCATCGTCCGGCATGTACGCGGGATATGTCTTAGCCAACCGCACTGGTGGACAGGGAATTACGTTCGTGGAGAACGCCGCTACTTCAACCGCCACGGTCACGATTGCGGTTGGATCAGGTGACGCGGTTTTCGGTACGTCAACCGTCGCTCCGGGTCAGTTGGTTAAGTGTGAGTCAAACGGATCAGGCATCTGGTATTGCTCGAACGCCGGAAGTACGTCGGGCGGTGGGCAGGTGCAGACAGTAGTCATCCCGTTGACCTCTGCGAACATCTTGGCAATGAACAGCACTCCGGTATCGTTGATTGCATCGCCGGGATCGGGTAAGGCTACTCGCGTTCTGGATGTTTCGCTGAAAATGACTACTACGTCCACTCAGTACGCTAATGGTGGAGCGGTGGAGTTTCGCTATACGGACGGCTCAGGCACGAAGGTGACGGCAGACATCGCTGCGGCAGTAGTCACTACGACTGCGGGCGTGTCGTACACCAGTGTGGGAGGT